TATTCTGCTTATTCACACCATATTCCACGTACTCCCTATTGGCAAAGGAATAGCTGTTGATGCCGTGATAGAGGCTGATGGATGGCGAATAGGTATCTACTGCCGAGAAGATAAGGCAGCTCTGACGTTCTACATCGGTTCTGTTACCGCACTGGTTGAGCACATCACCTTTCGCAGGAACATCGCTTGCCGTAGCGAAATCGGTATCGGAGAGGTCGATATAATGATACTTCTTTCCTTCCAGTTCTACAGGGTCTTCATCACGACCGATTACCAATCGCCAATAGAAGTGATTGCCAGCCTTGTGATAAGCGCCCTTGCGCACGTTGAATGATTCCGAGCGCACTTGGTCGCCAACAGCGAAATCATTATCCACGGCATCGCCTTCCTGCTCTGCTAAGAAATAGCAACGATAAGCCTTCTGTGACACATTATTATATGTCACAGTAACCTCTTCTACCTTATGAGCCACCACACCGCCAGCAGGAGAGATTATCTCCTTACCGCCAATGGTGGATGTTTTATTGATGACCAGCTCCTCGAAGATAGCCTTCATTCTTACCTCCAAGTAATCTGTGATGAGGTGCGAACGACCTTCTGCATCGGGAGTCCACGAGCCTCCGTTCTCATTGTTGGAGTTACCGATAAGCAACCCACTAAAGAACTTCTGCACCTTTTCCCAAGTGATAGTTCCTTTTGCGGTGTCATCGTTTATCTTTGAGATGAAGTGCTTACTTCCCTCTGTCGCAACCTGATTCTTGACCTGTGTAGTTGTCAAGCCTGCACCTGTTCCGCCATTTCCACTTTGGAGCGACGATATCTGTTGCTGAATTTTCTGGATAGTTCCAACCTCCTTATCCTCGCGAAGAGTTATATCGTAGGTAGGAATCTTACCATCTTCTTCCTTGATTGTGAGCTGATCTATGGATATTACACCGCCAATTCTGAGGTCAGTATCCTCAAACTCCATCAAGTCTCCGGCTTTGAGCGTATCATGAAGACTCTTGATAACTCCTGTCGTATCCTTTTCAGCAAGATCATGCTGCCTTGCCATGAAAATCTCATCAACCTTAGGCTGATAGACGTACCTTGTGTAGTCGTTCTTGTCAATGAATGCTATGGCGTATTTAAGGAGCTTCAGAGACGCAGCATTGACATACGAATCAGGAAGGGTGATGCCGGTAAGAACAAAATGGTCGCCATTCTTGATAGGGTAGTCCTTGTATGGGAACCACAGCTCAAGAGCGTCGTCCTTTACTCTTTCAATAGTAAGCCTCCATCTTCCATCAATCTTGGTTGAGGATGCTACCTTGAATGTTCGTCCGCCACACATACCATCCTTCATCGAGATGGAGAAGTCGTCATCCTTTAAGTCGTTGATATCAAAGTCGATAGCCTTTTTAAGATAGATATCAACATTCTTTACGGTTTCATTATCGCCAAATCTTCCGTCATCATCAGGAGCCACACCCTCATCAATCTCATCAACACGTACGCCACCGATTTCCATCTCCTCGATAGTAGGGTAGATTTCAATAACTCCATTTGTCTTATCATCTGTTTCAAAGAACTGTGATGCAGAACGAAGGCCAATCTGCTCGATGTTGATAGAATCGATGTATGGCCTGTGCGGATCTGTGGAGAATTTATGCTGTCTCCCGGTAGGATTCACGTACTTCTTCTCTTCATTCGTGAGTGAGTTATAGAAATCGCTCAGCGATACATGAGGGAATCCAGGCAACATAAGTCTGTTGATGGACATGTTGTTCGGAAGATTCTTTGCATACTCCTTCATAGATGAAGGAACAGCCTTCTTGTTGAGACCGGACGTGATATACATCTTTGTATTTCCGGCCTTGACCTGCGCAATAAACGCATCAAGCTTCTCCTTTGATTCCTCATCTCCGGTGTCAGTCTGTGTTCCCTTCAGCTCAGAATAGAATCTACATTTTTTAGAGTCGTATGTCTGTGTTACATAACCGGTAATCTCAGTCTTGAAATCAAATGTAACCTTAAGTACCCAACCGAAAGACTGTTCGCCAGTTTCTGGAGAAACAATATACTTTCTCGGATTCTTGAAATATGTCTCTATATAATCGAGGTCCAGTTCAAGTTCAACATTCGTGCTGGCCCCGACGACTTTCGTGATGTTCGCCACGTACTTGACACCTAGGTCCGCATAGTAGTGAGAAGGAAGATTCTTCTCGGAACCATAAGCTCTCAATCTCGTAACGACACTCTGGTCGGAATCAGCGTTCTGAACAATCTCATATAATCCATTACCGAGGCCATACTTGAAGATATGGTTTGCCTGTATTCCGGTAGTACCGACATAGATGTTTCTTCCTCTGACGATGAAGTTTATGTCCCACTTCTCGTTTACAAGCGCAAGGGCTTGCCAACAGGTCTGCGAATCCACTGTAATGGACATCGATTCGATGACGTTATCGTCGGTTTTCTCACCATAAACCGACAACCACTCACTTTCGAGGGCTCCACGCTGCACGGAACGCTCCTTGTTTCGGGAGTAAATCTTCCAAAGACCTGCACCAATCTGCTCGTTTAAGCATGCCTGGATTCTGTCGAGCAAATCATCCAAAGTCTGTACATAGAATGGAAATTTCGGTAGGGCAGTGTAGTGAAGCTCGTTATCGTTCAATACCACATCGAGGAACTCTGCCCTGGCAAGCTCATCCTGCAATGCATTGAACTTTACGCTGTCATATACGAAGCCCTCTCCATATGTGTCGGGTCTGGCCTGCTTATCCTTGCCCGGCTCGTAGTTGAGCTCAAACCGCTCGCCACGATAGACAATATAGTCGCCTATCTGAAAGTTGATAGGCACTTCATGCTTGAAATTGATAGTCACGAAGCACTCACCCATCCAAGAATCGGAGTATTCCAATCCATGAACGGTTATCTGCTCTCCGTTAACGTCTGTCAGCTTCGAGCCATCCTTATGATAAATATTCCAAGTACTCATGTGTCTTTATCCTAAATTTGAAATACTGCCCTGTGCGTCCATGATTGGCTTTATGTCAGTAACAGGGTCGTTAAACTTGAAAGTGATAGAGAGAACTAGCAAGTCCTCGTTATCCGGATCTCTATATAGGTTTGGATCAATATCCTTAAGTCTTACATGCTGTCTTCCGATTCTATTGAAGCCGCAATACATCTTCATCATGCCTGACTTGCGGATGTAATCAATAAAAGCCTTACATTTCTCGTTAGCGCCGAAAGCCTCGCCGTGGAACATAAACTTAACCTTATTCTCGTAGGCCGCCATATATAGACCATCCTTTCCGATATACTCGTCGTCACCATGCTCGTCGTGCCACTCCCTTTTTGCAGGTTCCTTGACAGAATCGCATGGCTTGAACGGATTCTCGCTAACATACATACCGAAGTCGGCGATGGAGTCCTTCACCTCGTTCCCATCGCCTTCCTTCTGCATGTATATCCTGAAATAATCCTTCATACCTAAAATCAACTTTTTATAATTGCAAATATACAAAATAATGCATAAACATGCAAGAATATACGCATAAATATGCGTTATTTGAACTTAAAATCGTGTCTATCCCTGATATTGACTGGTCCGGTAGCTTTCACGACTGTTTCTCCGTATTGGTAGACGAAGCACTTTGCGGTATCTTCGCATTCAACATGAAGCTCCGCACCATCTAACAGATTGACAAACACCCTGGAGAATCCCTTAACCTTCAGGTAAAGTGAAGAGTTGTGCCTTACGTATATCTCTCCACTGTCCATCCAGTCATAGTTGATGTTAGCTACACACTCTCCATTGAGGATGACAATCTTTGGGTTTTGCAGGTCAACGTTCTCGTCAACATACACACCATGATCATGAATGACATCACCAAAGTACTTCTTCATATCCTTGGTCGAAGGCCAGTTCTTTCCGATACAGAAGTCGATACCCTTAACAAACTTCTCGACCATCTCATGCTTGGATGAGTTGTCATGCCACTCGGCGGTCCACTGAGCGCAAAGACCCAGTGAAACCGCCTCGTTCTTCATTCTGTCTGATAAATTTCTTTTTTCAAACATAATTATTTCATTTTTAAAGATTTCGTACCATTGATAACTCTGTTGAAGTTATCGTTATACTCAATGAAAATTTTCTCGATTCTCTCTGCTGCATCTGCATTGCGCAAGGTATTCCGAGCAATAAGGTTGAGCTGCGTGAGCTGAGATTTTGAAATCTCGCTCATCTCAGGAAGGAACTTGCCCTGCATTTCCCTAATTACAGAGACATCAAGTCTAATCGCGTTAAGATAGGATGCAAAAAGATCACCTGTCTCCTCGGTAATGCCTTTTATCGAGTTGGTCAAAGAGGAACTTCCGTTTTCTCTCAAATCAAGTCCCTTTTCCTTTAGAGCATCGAAGATACCGGTTAACTGAGGAACTACATTTTCGCCTACTTGGTAGAGCTTGTCCGCAAAATCGTCCATGTCGGTCTCATCAAGTTTACCCTTTTCATCAAGGATACCTGTAAGCCATTCGAGAGGTTTTTCAAGTGCCTTCTCCATGATTTTCTGAGATACAATATTCTTCGTAACTTCGCGAACCATTTCCTTGACCTTATTCTTGTAAGCCTCAACCGCATCTTCCCCCTTAGTCCATGCGCTCACAACAGTATCAGTCAGTTGATTTCCCCAGCTCTTCATATCGATAGAGTAAACGTCTTTAAGGAAGTCCTGTGCGAACGTCTTAATCTGCAACTGCATCTCCTTGATTTGCTGGTCGTAGTCAGCAATCTTATCCTTGTCCGTCTTTTTCTTATCCTCCTCAGCTTGTCTCTGCTTTCTCAACTCGTCTTCCTGAGCGTGGAGTAGGGCGAGCTGATCTGCGTATGCGGAAGGATTCGTCTCTGTCTTCATTACAGCGTCATAAGTCTCCTTGCTGTAGTGACTGAAGTTGTGACCTCCAAAGAAATTCTTTCCAATATCGGTCTTAGAAAAAGCATCCCAAGCCTTATAGTCATTCTTGACATCGTTGAGCTTTTTATTCGCATCGGAAGACCTATTGTAAGAATAGATTCCACCGAGTGTCTTTTCAATAACGGAACTGATATTGCTAGATAGGTTCTTCAATTCATTCAGCTGTCTCTCTGCAAGCTTTATCTGCCTGTCGAGCTTGGCATCATGAGCCTTTGCAAACGCCTTAATAGGAGAGGTAAATATGCCAGTGACACCGGCAAGGATTCCACCAACGTTGCCGGACTCCGCGCTTGTTACCACCTTTGACAGTGAACTTGACATGCCGGAGAATGTCTCGAAGAACGCAGAAGCGTCCTGCCATCCATCAGACTCAGTGTCAGCTCCGAGAAGGGAAGCAGTCTCTTTGATGTCATTGAATGCTTCACTCATTCCCTGGACATTCTGGTCGATAATACTTACTACGTTAGCAAACTTATCAAGAGACTCCTTTGCTTTTGTTCCATCCTTAAACAGAATCTCAGCAGCTTTCATCATAGCCTTTCCGCTGGCAATCATGCTGTCACCACGCCCGATCAAGTTTTCGTCTCCCATTTTGAGACCAAGTTCACGAACCTTCTTTCCTTCAGCAATTTTACTTGCTGCGATGGTCATCTGCTCGCTGGCATCAGAAATCTTCTGCTCGGCCATTCCCTTCAGACCACCATTGAGGAATGTCTTTCTTGGGTTCGTCAGCTTCGATAACTGCTCATCAAGCTGCTTGATTTCCTTGGCGTACTCTCTAGCATCAATGGCTCCGCTTTGTAGAGCCTCATTGATATTCTGCCTGATTCTTGCTCCGATAGTCTGAGCCTTATCCATACCGAGAGACACGATGGCTCCGTAGAAGTTGAGATAATCAGAAGAGTTCTTGAACTTGTCAAGTTTAACCTGACCAATCTCCTTGTCTCTCTGAATCTCATATCTCGCCTTGATGCCAGGATCATTCGTCTTGCTGATAAGCTCGTTGTATCTCTCCCTTATCTTCAAGATTTTATCCTCATAATCTTCTGTCTTCTCAATGATGTCGGCGGCATCTTGCAAAGACTTAACATAATTACCACGGAGGAGTTCTGTAATTTTTTTCCACTCTTCGTACTGATTTGGTAGCTTAAGCTTTTCCTTAGCTTCTCCGTCAGTCATGCTGAGAGAATCCTGAAGATTGAATATCTCATGGTAGTGAGCGTAATACTCGTCCATAAGAGATTGAGTCTTGTCATCCATCTGGAAAGCGTCAATCCATGCGGACTCAGCAAAGAACTTGCTGCCTGTCTTTTCGAGAAGGCTCTTGTACAAATCCCAACGTTCTGACAGCTTGTTCATGGACTCATTGAAGTCAGCTGCCTTTCTCTCGTACTCCTTCTTGTCCTTCTCGTCGAAGAGCCACTCTGCAACCTCACGATAGATTGAAGTCTGGAACTTCTTTCTCTCGGTGGTGTTTATACTGAATCCTCCAAGGAGAGAATGGACAGCCTTCTGATAGTCGTCAAGATTAAGACCGGTAACCTCTGGGAAGAGATTGTAAGTCTTCTTCTTTGCCTCTTCATCAGACATTATGCTCTTGTACTTCTGGTACATCTGCCTTGCAGACTTAAGACTGCTTAGACGCTCCTGTAAACGCTTGAGCTCTATATCTTCTTTGCGACCTGAATTCCCGTTTCTTCCTTTCGGAACCTTATTGGACTTTTTGTCTTGCGGATAGAATTTATAGCCGAGACCTTCCCATGCCGCCTGATTCAAGCTATTGTAGCTTTCCCAAGCCTCATCTCGAAGTGCCTTAGATATCTTGCCGCGTTTAAACTTGTTCTCGCGGTTCTTATACTCGTTGTACCTGTTCTGCAACTCTGTTTGCAGGTTATTATCCGTATTGTAGTCGGAAGTTTCGTCAAGATAAGAATCGAGCATAGTCGCCTGTGTTTCTACCCTCGCTTTACTCTTTCCTGTCTTGGATAAATTTCTGCGGACTCTTTGCTGCATAGGCGTCTTTGGTTTCTCGACCTTGCCGCCACCTGCTTTCTTTGGCTGTTTTGCACCAGCCTCCTGATAGAAGATAGACTTCAAGTACTCACGAATCTGAGGAACATTCACCTTGCACGCATCGAGCATTCTTTCTATCATGCTCGCAAAGCGTGAAGAATTCCTGTTGCACCACTTCGAGAAATCTACACCGAACAGGTTGAATGACTTCTTAAGGAAGTTAATGATTCTAGGAATATTCTTCTTAGCGATATCATTTATCTGATCACTTACCTTGTTTGCCCTTATTCCTATTTTGTAAATGCTATTTGCAATATCATTGCTTCCGTTACTTGACTTCAAAACGAAAGAATCCCAATTTGCGCCTCCTCTTTCTGCAAGAATACGAATCTTCTCATCGAGAGACATGGCTCTTTCCTCTGGCTTCAGGAACTGATTAGCAACGCTATCCATTCTCGACTTTGTATCTTCGTCAAGTCCAGATAAAAGCGTCTGGTACTTGATAACCGCCTCGTTGAGGTCTTCGACAGCATCCTCCATCGTGTCTGCAAAAGGATTACCGGAACCCCAACCACCTGAAGCTCCAAGTGCTCCAGCAACAACATCCGAGTCGTTTGCTTCCTGCTGTGAGTTGTCACGAGCGGCAACTATTCCCTTATTGAGAATATCATACTGCTCGTTAAGATTCTTCGCCCTTGTAATCTGATCTTCTATTGTCTGTGTGTAATCTCCGCTGTTTCGAAGAAGCTCTTTCATTGAGTTTACTCGCTGTTGTAAGTCAGCACTGTTTGTAGGCTTCTCGTTCGAGAGTTCATCCTCGTAGCTCTTCTTTTTGTTGTATGCAGAATCCCTGAATCCCTTCGCATTCTCGGAAATTCTATCCATATCACTGCTATAGCTGGAGAATATCTGAACAGCTGCCCCGATAGCAAGACCCCACCATCCGCCAAGCATAGTAAACAGAGATTTGATACCTCCTCCAATCTTGGAGATACCCATATTCATTACGGCAGCAAACCTTGTTCCTCCGAGTATAATCTGCTCCTGTCTTGCTGTAATCTGTCCCATCACCGCAAGCTGACTAACAAGCTCTTTGGTTATAAGACCTTCCTTGACCGCTTTTTGCATTTGAAGAACAGACATCTTCCCTTCAAGTGCAAGACGAGACATAGCATTCGCCCTTGAAGCGGTATCAGACAGCAAGTATGCCCTTGCCTGTACATTCTGCAACGCCTTCTGTTGAGTAATCTTACCTTCTGTGACAAGTTGCTGCTGTTCGATAGCGTAAGTCCTCAGCTGAGCGTTCATCTGCTGAGTGTAGTTCTTGTTTATTGAGCCTAATCCGAGCTTACCGGAAGCCATCAGTCCGAGTTTCCTTGCAGCAAATATAGCTCCGAAAGAAAGCATAGCAGGGGACAGTTTATCAAGAGCTAATACTAAGTCTGTTACTCGGTTAATAATAAACGAGAACGTACCGCCTATGACATTCTTTCCTTCTGCAAATTTACCGAGCATAATATCCCACGCGTCGATAAGCTTATTCCAGCGACCAAGCAGTGTTTCGGACAACACGAGCTGCATATTGTAGAACTGGCCACCCTCGTCTGTCATCTTCCACAGTACCTTCTGAACATCCTCGAAGCTTACCTGTCTTCCGGAAATCATCTTCTTGACATCTGCCTGGGTATAATTCTTGCGACCGTTCTTTCCTTCAGAATTATATAATTCCGTTATCTTCTGCAAGAGTGGGAGTCCTGCGTAAGCAAACTGGCGTAACTCCTTACCATCGAGCCAAGAACGAGCCTTTACCTGGCCGAACGCAAGACCCAATCGTCCGAAGTCTACACCAAGACCAGATGCTATATCCGCAAGTCGCTTAGTTGTATCGTACAAGTCGTTTGCCTCTACTCCGAATGCGGCCAACTGCTTGACATCTCGGTTCAGCTCTCCAAACTTGAATGGAGACTGCAACGCAAGCTGCTGTGTCTGAGCGAACAGCTCGTCAGCCTTCTGTACATCACCAAGGATGGAGCGTAACGCAACATGCTGCTGAACAATCTCACCACCTGTCTGTACGATTGAATTAAAGAATTGCTGCGCGCCAAAGACAATACCTCCCTGCAAGAAGAGAGACTTGATGTCTCCGACTATGGATTGCATCTTCTTCGCTTCAGCGTTTGCTCCGGCGAATGCTGCTGCGAGATCTTTTCGTGCCTTTGCGGCAGACTGAGCAATCTCCTGCTGACGTTTCTGTTCTAGTTCAATACCGCGCTGCGCCTCTCGATTAGCTTCTCTTTGAGCATCAGCAACTCTATTTGCAAGCTGAACCTCCCGTTGGTCGCCAACGTTTGTAATTAATCCAAGTGCTGTAGAATCTCTGCTTCCAAGCCTTTGTAATATTGACTTTAGATAATTGAATTGATTTTCAATATCTTTTATTTTAGTCTCAATCTGAGTTGTATCTACCTGTAACTTAACGGAATTTCCATACTCCTTGCGAAGCCTTACCAACACGTCATCGAGCCTTTCCATTCTTCGAGTAGAAATTTCTATCTCTCTTTGGCGTTGTCTTTCTGCCGCAGCGTCGTCACGCTTTGCTTTGGCGGCATCTCTTGTAGCCTGAGCTTCTGCTTTCCTGTTAGCTTTATCTTGTGCAGAGTTTAAATCCCTTTGTGCCTGGGTAGCATTTGCAAGGCTTGATGAAAGTCTGTTCACTTCCTCCGCATACGACGAATAGGAAGGCCTACCACCCTTACCCATAAGGGCAATATTGGCATCCTCTATTCTTCTTTTGAGCTCGGTTGCTTCCGAAAGAGCTTTTTCTAAAGCACTTGTATTTACTCCAAGCTCTAGGCCTCTCATGCCGGCGCGTTCGCCTCTACCGATTACAAGCGACATCTTAGCATAGAGCCTAGACATTCTTTCAGTATCGGCTTCTATGCGTCTGGCTTCGGCGGCAGATTGTCTCTTCCTTTCATCAGAGGCTTGCTTTTCTGCCTTTCTCTTGGCCTCCTGCAATGCCATGTAGCGCTTTGCATAATCAGACAAAGCTTTAAGTTCCGCATCATTATCCTTGGCGCTCAACTTTGAAGCTGCCGCAAACTCTCTCTCCTGCGCAATGACTTTTCCCTTCTCTCGTCCGTATGCCTGTGTTGCGGCGGCGGCTTTCGTCATTTCTACAGCAACATCGGAAAGAAGGTTCTTCATCTGCGCGGCATCGGTGAGGATAGATTTGTTTCCAGATGCCGCCTGTAATCTGGCAAGTATCTTGTCAAGCTCGGTAATACTTCCACCAAGCATGTTAGTATTGAAACCCTTCAAGGCTCCCTCTGCCATAAGGTCTCGCATCCTAGCGAGCTTTTCGGTTACTCTTGCAATGTCAGCTTCAACCTTTGCTGCTCCACCGGAAAAGGCAGAAAGAGGGTTCTCCTTTTTAAACTGATCAGTAATCTGCTTTACATCACGGAATGTCATTTGAAGAACCTTGGCATAATCCTGCAAAACCTTTGCGCTATCTACGCCGCCACCTCCGCCGCCTTGTGCTTTATTCTGCAATCTGAAAAGCTGATTATTGATATTCTCAAGCATCAGCTCGGCTTCCCTAAGTTTCGAGGTATCAACATTAGGATTCAGTGAGCGTAGCTCTGAAATCTTGCTGCGCTCTATATTGATTCTTTGAAGCATATCGAGATAGGAGAGAGCGTTTTTTACCGCCAACTGCAAATCTTTAGCTTCATCACCTTTGTCGTTTTTCTTGAGTTTGGAAATCCTTCTGTTTATCTCATTGAGAACATCTGCAAACTCTTTGGCTTTTTCTGCCTGCTCCTTAAATCCAGACTTTTTTGTCCCGAATCCCTGGAGGGCACGAAGAAGCGCGTTCGCAGCATCATCACCAGTCTTAAGCTTGTCAATGATTTTCTGCAACTCCTTGGAGGTATTATCCTTGACACCAAGTTGGAACCACAAGTCACCTAAATTTCCACCTGCCATATCCTGAATATTTTTAAATTAGAGTTTATTGTTTAAGTAATCTGCAAGACTTATCTTCTTGCCAACGATGCTTCCCTCATTCTTCTTTTTCTCCATCCACCTGTCGTAGAGGTCATCCATCTCCTTCTTGGTATGCTTCTTCGGACCGCCTTCCTTCTTGGTCTTTGGATAGACGACAAGAGGCTGGTCTGCAACCATTAGGTCAATCTGTGCTGATGAATAGCCCCACCAGTAGTCGTAGGCTGCAATGAAGTACTTGCGCTGAAAGAGGAAACCGAACTTCTCCGCTAGTGAGAAGGCTGCTCCCCAGCTGGTTCTGCTTGGATAGCTTTTGCTTCGCTCCTCGTCATCGTCATCATCACGTCCGTCATCCCGGTCGCTAATATGGTAGCCAGTGAGAATGCGTTCGATGGAATTTTTTTTTTAGAAACATCGAGGACTCTCAGCACCTCGGCCACGTCCACATCCTTGATGTAGTAGAGCCAACGCCAGTAGATCCAATACAGGAATCGAATCTTCCAGATGTTGTTGAGGAGAATGCAGACACAAATCTTGACGTTGCGCTTCCATTCGTTCTTCTCCTTTGACCTGATGTGGGAACACCTGCTCATGGTTCCCTTGCGAAGCCAGCCGATCTTGTGCTTCTTTCCACGGAACACGAACTCGGTAGGCTCGTCGTGCAGCACGCTGTCAAGCAACTCCTGCAAGTCCACTGAAGGCTGCTCTATTTTCTTTTCTTCTGCCATGATTGTATGCTATTAAATGAAGAAGGGCGGCACGGCTGTTGATTAGCCTGCCGCCCAACGGTTTGTTATCCTGAATCTAATTACCTAAAGAAGCCTTTACTTGATTAACCGCCAATGCCTGGTTCACCAGCAGCTGGAGCCTTAGTAAGCCAAGCGATGCTGCGCTTACCTGCACCCTCGATAGAACCTGAGAACTTAAACGCAACTGGCTCAGTACCGGAGTTGTCCCACTGCAATGTAGCGTAGAGAGCGATGTTGGTAATAACCATGAGGTTCTCCTTCTCGTCGTCAACAATAACGATAGTACCCTTGATCTTGAACTTCTTAGGCTCAACAGCGATACCTGTAAAGCCGGTAGTAGCGTCGAGGGTAGCGTCACCTGTACCCTTCAGAGTAACCTTGGTAAGCTCTGTGATAGCATCCTCGCCGAACATAATTGTCAGCAAGTCCTTTGCCTTTGAAGGAACAACGAACTCTACATTGAAGTCGCCGAGCTCAGCTGTGGTTGCCCAGTCGCCTGCAAGACCGATAACCTTGTAGTGGTTGATGGTTGGGTCATCCATAGTCGCCTTCAGCGAGTCAACGGTAACCGGAAGCTCAACCTCTGGGGTGATGTCAACTGTAGCCTTGCTCAAATCGGTAATAGCCTTTGAGTAGAGCAGAGTTTTAGGACCATTGAAAATGTCCTTCATCTTGTCAATAGTTGTCATAGCCATAATCTAAAATATTTTAAATTGTTATACCTGAATACTTATTTCGTGCGTAACCTTCCCTGTATGATTGTCACGGAAAAACCTGCGCCATCGTCTGTCTGTAGTGTTATACGAGGATTGGAAACAATGAGATTTTTTGTGGAGATTGGAAATCTGTCCATAATCTCCTGGACTTTCTCGTCAACGCTAGAAACATCAAATGTGTTTGGATTTCTTGCTGAAGCTTTATCGCGCACATACAATTCGATTTGAGCTGTAGTGGTGAAATCATTGTAAACTCCACTTGAGTTCATCTCGTTATTGTAGATACTAGATGGAAAGTATACCACGATGTAGCTGTTGATTTTCGTATCAACTGCTTTTGGTCGGCTCCGGGAGTAGAGCTTGTCACAAATCCCCTTCATTGCATTGCCGACATCGAAATATAGAGTCTTAATACTAACCATATCTTACATCGTTCTAAAGTATCTAACCAAATATTCTCTAAGAGAGGTAATCACGTCGTGACCTCTCTTAACCTCGACAAACTTAGCGTAATCCACACCGGCAACAAGGAGCATCTGCCATGTGGCATCGTACTTTCCTTTGTTGTGCTCCCTGGAAACAAGTTCATCCCACGCCGCGTTTGGACCATATTCACCACCTTCTCCGTATTCACCCTTGTAAGGTCTCCTTCCGCTGTCTTTGAAGGAGAATGAACTGCGATAATACTTATCGAGGTTGTATCTCTCTCCGGCAGCAAGGGTTACTCGGGTTGGCTCTGGGCCTGGAGCATAATGAATCGACTGCAATGAGCCGTTGTAATATGTACCGATGGCTGTTGACTTGTACAAGTTACCGGTTACGTCATCATAGTTTCGAGACTTGTCAGCAGCCTTCATTGTCATTTCAGCCGCATGGTCCATCTTCTGCTGCATCTTTGCTACAGCCATCTGACGGATTTTCTTCTCGACCTGTAAAAACTGACCTGATAAACTTGTCATAATCTAAACCCTTGTCAAATTCCAATACACAACAGTCCTGTTATTATCCGGCTCGCAGTCCTTTACAATACCTACCTCGGTATTGTTACCGACAGTGGAGTAGATGGTGTCGCCGTCAAGAGGACATCTGTCAGCATCCCATTCGTCATATCTGACCGGAATCGATGCCTTCCTCTTGTTCTGGTCGACATTCTTGTCTCCCTCTGTAGTGGTATCGGTGTAGCTGCGGCCTTCGCCATAATAGAGAATAATTTCCTTGTCCTCACCAACTGGAGCATCATCATCGGCAAATGGGTCATCAGGGTCGGCTTTTCCGACGACCTTCCTCACGATCTTGATGATGTGAGGATATCTTGGGTTTCTGATGTTTTCCTTTTCCATACGCCTTATTTGATGATGTGAGGGAGAGGTTCTCCCCAAGGAGAATAATTCGCCCTCTTTACTCCGTGGGAGGTCACCCGGAAGGTGGACTTCTTCTTGAGCATCGAATCAGGCTCCAGCTCTGCGTAGATAGCGTTAGCCTCTGCCTTCATCTCGCTCCTGTCGTTGTCCGACATATCATAGCCACCTCCCGAATGAGTCCATCCGTTATCGGAATCGGAGGTGTTGTTCACCTTGCTCGGACCAAGAACAAACCATTTCAGCATGTCGGCATAGGCAAGTCTCACCTTGTCCTTGTCGCAGGCTTCGAGGTCGATGCCATTTTCAAGCTCCCTGTCGTGCATGATGCCCAACAGAGCCTTCATCGGCATCTCGAACTTCACCTTATTAATAAGGTAGTCGTTCACAGTGTAAATGTTCATCTCCGAATCCATAGTCATACAATCTAGTTACGTTAATAGTTCCAAGACCGGAATTAATCAGTCTTGGTAATGTCCATAATGCAATGGTCTGGGAAGTCGATGAGAGCTGGGCAAGCAGAGAACATGATGTCTGTGTGCCACTCCATGTACTTACCGTTAGGAACTACTGAGTTCATGAGCAGACCGAGACCATCGTTAGTTGTACCGAACACGGTAGAGATAGCCTTGTTACCAGCATACTCAATCAACTTACGATCGAGACTGTCTGTGCGCTCGAACTCACAAGCATCACCGGCAGGACGGAGAATAACGATGTTGTCAGACCAACCCTGCTTGTACTCATCGGTTGTATGAGTAAGGTTGCGCTCCTTCTCGGTCACGATCTCGATAGGAGATACACCCTCGAAGTCAACGAATGCCTGGATGAACTGTTCCTTGCTGATAGGCATTGTCTTGGTAGAGGCAATGTAGTTCAGCTGGCGGTAATTGGTAACAAGCTCGCGAACCTCTGCGTTCTTCAAGAATACATTGTAGAATGTATTGCGAGTCATCTGCCACTTCAGAGCGCCGTCGAAACCGCCTCGGGTCTCACGATACTTAGCCTCCTTCTCCTTCATGTAGGTAAGGATGGTAGCAGCAGGGTCAGCCCACTTCTTAGCACCACCATTGATGAAGTTGTCGCCATACTCGATAGGGTCGATAGCCTTGTGTAGTGGAGTGGAGATACCACGACCAATGCCGGAATAGTCAATCTTACCGGTAGACATCAACTGAGCGGTCATAAAGTTCATTGTCGCATCAACAGAGTCGATACGGGTCTGAACCTCATCACACCAGTCTGCCAAGATATCGGCATCGTTACCGAATTCCTCGAACTGCTTGATGCGTGCGTAACGCTCAACTGCGGTCTCAACGTAACCAGGAGTGATGAAGTCAGGGATAGAAGCGGTGTACCACTTGTGTCCATTCTTATCCATCTGGTTAGAATCGCCGAGAGGAGCACGGAGGTCAGCCATAGGAGCTGCCTTCAGCTTACGAGCCTTAACGTTGAATGTTGCCAAGCCATAGTTGTCGGTAGTTGTCAGGAACGAAGCGTTGTGTCCCTGTGTCTTGTACCAACCGTAGTTAGTGAAGAAGATTTCCTTTTTATCAAGGAAACTCTGCAAATATGCCGTGTTCTCCTGAGAACCGAAGAACTTGGCAAGTCGCGAATTATTAAAATCAAATTTTGCCATAATCCTGAATCAATCTTTAAGGTTAATAATTAGAGATGGAACCATCCGTTAACGCGACTCTTGTTGAGAGCCTTGATTGCAGGAGGGATTGGAGACATCCTGTCGATGTACATAACGGTGTCGTCGTTAGCAAGGAATGGAGTAAGCAAGTAGCGAGAACCATCCTCGAAATCGTCACCAGGAGTGAACAGGAAGTCGTAGTCGCACTGAGCATAACCGTTAGGGTTGGTTACCATAGGCTTCTGGGCGTCGCCGGCAGCTGCTGCCTCAACGAGTATCGCATCCTTCGCTACAACACCGAGTGTTGCTGACAAAGTAAGCTTCCATACGTCTGCGCCAGCCTCGGTTGTCTTCTCAACACCAGTAACCGTAACTGCTGTGCCTGTGCCATCGAGAGCGTCAGGAGCTACCATGATATTGTCTCCAATGAATGGAATGTGCTTATAGCCATCACGTACAATAAGGAGAGTTGTGTCAGTAGCACCGGTCTTCTTTGCACACTGGTAAGACTTAAGAATCTTAACAGTTGCGCCTGCGTTGCCATAGATGCCAGGATCATACTCCAGGAAGTCACCGGCGTAAATCTTTGCACGACCCTTGAAAGGGTTGAGCAACTTACCACCAGTTGTAGGAGTACGGAAAGCATCCTTTGCGGCGCCAATCAACTTGACGAATACATAGCGGATACCGCCGATTTCGCCACGAGCCTGGATGAGGGAACGACCTGGCAAGAAGCCGCTACCATTCATCCTTTCACTGTAATAAGGAGAAACTGTTCCCATAATCAATAAATAAATTTGTTATCCTGAATACTAATTGTTATTCGTCCTTTGGCTTGTGTCGAGATCTGATAGCTACAACGTCATCGAACTCGTGTTCGTCTACTGTTCCGGTTCCTCCGGCTCCGCCACCTCCGCTTCGAGGCTTGGTATCTGGATTGATACCAGCTTCCTTGAGGTCAGCATTGTAAAGAACCTCTGCCTTACCGACAAGATCCTTAATGTCTGCTTCACCATCAGGAATCTCAAGCTTATCCAAAGCTGTCTTAACGAAAAACGAATTCAAAGGAATGTTGGCTTTCTCAAACTTAGCCTTAAGACCTTCCTTAATGGAGTTCACCAACGCCTTCTTTGCGTCAGCTGCTTCCTTCTGCTCTCGCGCCTCACGCTCCTTCTTGACTTCGCCAATGAGCTTTTTTGCCCACTCAGGCATATCCTCTTCGTTAGGAATTTCGTCTTTTTCCGGCTCTTCCTCGTCAAGCTCAGTTTCCTTTGCCTTCTGACGTTCTTTCGCCTTCTTCTTGTATTCCTTAACCTGCTGAGAAACGTCAGAATGGAGATTGCCGTCCATGCGTTTCAAGCGATTTGTAACCTTGGTTACCAACTTGGCGTTTGCAGCTTCGTCTTCACCAAAATCTTCGAGTACATCATCAAGTTCTTCATTGATGGTTTTCTCGCTAATTGTCAACTTGGTACTACCGAGTTCCTTGTTGACCAATGCTAAGAGTTCTTCTCTTGTCATGTTGTTTTTTGATTAAAAATGTTATCCTGAAGCGGTTCTTCCACCTCAAAAAATGTATAAATATACCTTTTATTTTGCAAATATATGAATAAATATGCAATTATCCAAGAAAAATTGTATATTTTTGCAGTATTAAATGAATATTTATGCAAAAGGAAGTATTTTCAGGATTAAAATTGGATAACGGAGAGCCTATTTATACTCAAGAGTATATCCAATCATTAAGAGACGCCGATAAGAAGCATCCCGACAAGTTGAAGATCATAGCTCAGCGTGGCGGTCAGGAGCGCATGCTGTCTATTGATGCTGATATTAAGATAGTTGGCGGCTCGCGAGGTGGACCTCTGGATGAAGACACGAGAGTGTTAACAACTAGAGGATTCATTAAAATCAAGCATCTTAAATATGGCGACACCGTAATAGGACATGACGGTAAGGGACATAGAGTATTAGGTCGAATCGATTATCCTGATAGAGATTGCTACGAAATTCAACTATCTGACGGATCGAGTGTAGTATGCTCGGATGACCATATCTGGAATGTATCTATCGATGGCGACAGGAGATTTATGCCACATCTTGCCTGTGAGATAGCTAGTTACATCAACGAAGGCTACGACATCACTATTCCCTGCGTAAAACCTGTAGAGTTTGATGAAAAGTTCGGACTAGCCTCTGTCGCTGAGAGAACTGAGTCTTTAAGACGTATCATCGAAACATCGGGTAGATTTTCCGGAAAATACTGGAAGAAGACTTTCAAGACAAGAAAGAAAGCATTCGATTTCAAGTATCTGGTTGATAGTCTCGGTTCTGTTTGCTACGTAAAAAGGAAGTCAAACAAGAAATGGGAGGTTCGATTCGATTACAGAAAGAAGGAATTAGAGAGGAGGATTGTCAGCTGTAAGCCGGTCGGCAAGCGAAACTGCTGTTGCATCGCCGTTGAAAATCCGGACTCACTATTCGTTGTCGAGGACTTTATCGTCACTCACAACTCCAAGTCCTTCTCTTCCCTTATGGAAGTTCTGAAGGATATCAAAAATCCAGATTTCCATGCAACAATTCTTCGTAACGAAAAAGACGACTTGCAGTCTTTGGTGACAGACTCTTACAAATTGTTCTCCCAATTTGGAACTTACAATAAGTCACAGAACGATATGACCTGGAACTTCGACAACGGAGGATGGCTCAAATTCTCGTACTACGCAGGAGCCTATCAGGATTTCAAGACACGATTCCAGGGGCGCCAGTATGCCTATGTCTGCATCGATGAGGGTACTCAGTGTCCATACAAGAAGTTCAAGTACCTATTGACCAACAACCGAAACGCAGCTCACATACGAAACCGATTCTGGATTACCTGTAACCCTGACCCGGAATCATGGGTGCGAAAGTTCATCGACTGGTGGGTTGATGAGAATGGATACATAATACCGGAGCGAGATGGAGTTATCCGCTACTGCTTCATGGATGGTGATACGCCTGACTCAATCTACTGGGGTAATACGAGAGAAGAGGTATACGAACAGTGCAAGGGCATCATTGATAGCCTTTGGAAGGACAGCTACGAGGAACTTGGATACACAAAGCTCGAAATGTTCATCAAGTCTGCGACATTCATCCGTGCAGATGTATCAGAGAATATCAAGCTTATCTCCACCGATGCTTCATATATCGCCAACCTTGCCCAGCAGGACGAAGAGCAGCGTATGCGAGACCTGGAAGCCAACTGGAACTGGAAGGCCGCCGGTGATGACATGATCAAGATGGAAGACCTTGATGAAATCTACGACAATGCAGAACAAATAGGAGATGGAAAACGCAGAGCTTCTGCCGATATTGCTTTCACCGGCGGCGACAACTTCGTGATGTGGCTCTGGGAAGGATGGCACTGCAAAGACTTGGTTGTTCTGAGGCTGGACCCTAAGACACTTGTTTCTGTAGTTGAGGCTAAGCTGAGAGAGTGGGGCATTGAGGAATGCAACTTCACTTACGATATGCAGGGCATAGGTCAGTACTTCAAGGGATTCTTCAAGGATGCCGTCCCATTTAACAACCAGGCAGCGCCTATACCTCAGAATCATCAGGAAGAAGAAGGAATCAAATACCTATATAAGGATTTGAAGTCTCAGTGTGCGTGGTTATTCTATAAGATGATAAAGGAGAAGCAGATTTCCATCGACTCGGCCCTGCTTGAAAGAAAGTATTCAGGAAACGGATTTGACAAGGTTCCTCTCAGACAGATTCTTCAGAAGGAGCGTAAGATGCTCCGGCGTGACGAGAATAGCGATGATAGGGGATTCAAGCTATTACCTAAGAAGATTGCCAAGAAATATGTCGGGCACTCGCCTGACTTCTTTGAATCTTGGTTCTACGTAATGATATTCAGTTTAACAAAAAAGAAACATAAAAAGGTAAAAGGATTATGGAGAATTTAAATTTTAGAGAAATACTCGTAAAGAAGCCATTCTACGAGCTTAAGCCTGACGGATACATGAGTCATGGCACTTTCTCCGACAAGGTTGGTGATAGGAGTATGCAGAATATGCCTTACGACCCTTGTGTATGGAGAGTAAAAACCCAGTCCGACTTCCTTCGTGAGTACTTCACAAGCGGACACAGAATCTGGGACAAGAAAGCGTATCCGGATATAATCAAGGAGAATCCTGATTGGGACCCGGAAGATCCTTCTACCGGCAATCATTATTACTTGCAGCCTATTACAAGATGCGCATTTGCTTTCCAACAGGTTATCGCAACAAAACACACCTTGCACCTAACCGGAAACGATATTCAGTTCGAGCTTGCAGACAGCACAGATGAGCTTGAAGAGGAAGAGGAATCCCAGAAGAACCTCAATGTCTTCAAGAAGGGATGGCTTATGCACAATATGGAGATTGCGTTCTTTGAAGCGGTAAGCTCTTACATGATCGTTGCAGAAACCGCCGCAGTCGGCTATATCGACAAAGGAAAGTTCGGAGTTAAGGTCCTGTCATTCAAGAATGGAGACTATCTCTACCCGCATTACGATTCAATAACAGGAGAACTCTCTGTATTCGCCCGTAAGTATTACGACTTGGATGAAGACGGAAACGCTCAGATTGAGTGGGTTGAGGTCTGGGATGATACCTATTATTATAGGTTCAGAAATGATGTTGGTAAAAAGAGCGTAACTAAGAAGGCAGCGAACCTCATTAAGGGATTGTTCGGAATGAACGGATATGCTCTTGCCGAAAAGAAAGAACATCACTTCAATTCAATTCCGGTTGCATACATCAGAAATGATGAGGGACCATGCTGGTCCAATGTTCAGAAGAACATCGAAGATTACGAGGAGGCATTCTCGTATCTTTGCGAGAACAACAAGGCGTACGCTTTCCCTGTATTCTACGTAAAGGGTGATGGCGAGGAGATTACCATTTCGGGCGACGATATGACTGGAGCCGCCAAGGTTATCGCTATGAATAGCAAGGATAACGATGCGGGATTCCTCAATGGAACCGATGCATCAGAAGCTTTTGCGACCCAGCTCAACAAGTCGTATGACCTCATCTATGAGCTGTCATTTACCGTAAAACCTCCCGAGCTGAAGTCAGGAGACCTCCCTGGTGTAGCCATCAAGCTTCTTTATTCTCCTGCATTAGAGGTAGCCATGAATGATTCTCAGAAGTTGCAGCCATTCCTTGATAAGCTGGTAGAAATTGCCAAGTTTGGAATCGGTCACGAAAACAACGCGACGGCTTCTATTGTTGGTCTCGATATCAATGCCTGGATAGAGCCTTATACTCATCAGAATAAAACTGAACTTCTTACAAATCTTGCAACTGCCGTTCAGAATGGATTCCTCTCGAAGCAGACTGCATCAGAGCGTTGCCCAGACTTCCCTAAGAATGCCGAATGGGAGCGCATCTTACGAGAAAAGAAGGAAGAGGATCAGCAGGACCTCCTCATGGATATTCAGCGTGCGGATAACGAAACTGAGAACGCCATCGAGGAGCAGGAAGCTACTGCGAGGATCAATAAACAGCAGGGTGGTAACGACATAAACACCGGCGGTGGCCGCAAGGCAGGTAGGCCAAATCGCAGTGGCAAGAAATGGGACAAGAATCACAACAATGACGTGGACGACAAGAATAATTGGGAGCACTACAATCAAACCCATTAATAGCCTATGGATGAATTAAAACGTTCTGTCGATTACAGCAGAAAGCGCTTGCAGGCAATCCGAAACTGCGAGGACCATGTTGCAGATATTCTCTGGAAATCGACACAGAAAATAATTACCGCAAGCAAGCGATACAGAGGTGCAGGCAGGCTCACAAACGAGTCAGCCCTGCTCTCTTACGCCAAGAATGTTACTGCTGATGCAGAGGAGAGTATCAACAGTTACATCTCTGCTTACTCCAAGGTCTCATGCAAGATTCTCGGGATTGACAACGAGAACATAGAATCGTTTCTCGTCAGCGACATCTACGGAAAGACGACATCCGAAAGAAACGCTGTCTATCTCGGAAACTTTGCTGAAGATATTGTAAGGATGATCAAGGCGGGTACTCTTATGGGATATTCTGACCAGCAGCTCCTATCTTCCATCCGAACCGGCTACAAGGACCCATATCACACATCAGTCATTACCAAGGCGAAGAGAAAGGATGTCAACATCGATGTTCCTTCTTACGGAAAGGGCTACTACAAGAACGCCTATCAGAATATCGTAAGAAATGCTTCTCAAGTGATTGCTTTGGCGTGGGGGCAGGCAGAGCAGGAGTATGGGCAGGAGAGTGGGGCTGTTGGATACTTCGTTCACAGAGGTAGTAGCTACGACTGCCCGGTATGTGATGACCTATGTGGGTATATACATCCATTAGATACGATGGTAATCCCGGCGCATCCCAACTGCGCTTGCCGTGTTGAGCTAGTTTTTCGGAGGAAATAACGAAAATACTGTATAAATATGCAGCGTTTTTCGTATATTTGCATTGGGATAGGTTGGAGTAGCTACCAACTGATAAGGCTAACTCAGTGGGCCTTCCCTTTCTTTTAATCACTGAGGTAACTTTTAAAATCACTGAGGATGGATAACAGTATTGAAATTTGGAAAGACATTGAAGGATACGAAGGTATGTATCAGGTTAGCAACATGGGAAGAGTTCGCTCTTTAGACAGAGTGAAGCCGAACTCTGGTGGACAAATCGCAAAAGGACATATCCTGCCACATAGCGACAATGGGCATGGATATCAATTTGTCTCACTTTGGAAATTCAATAAAGGAAGACGTTTTTATGTCCATCGACTTGTTGCATCTGCATTTATCCCAAATCCAAACAACTTTCCGATTATAAATCACAAGGATGAAGATAAGTCAAACAATAGGCACGATAACTTAGAGTGGTGTACACAGAAGTATAATATAAATTATGGTAATCACATGAAGCGTCTAAAAGAGTCATATATTGCAAATGGTAACAATAGACCTATTGACGTTTATGATATGAAAGGTACATTCCTAAAGACTTTCGATTGTAGCAACGAGGTCTGTAAAGAACTAGGAGTTCAGCGTAGAGGATTGTATCTTGCATGTCAGGGTGTGACAAAAAGCTACAAAGGCTACCGTTTTGCTTTCCATGGAGAGCCATTAAAGAAATATGAGCCTGGTAGAGGCTTTTCGAAAGTGATACATGTGTTCAAATATGACTCTGAAGGGTACTTGGTTTCTTGGTATGATTCTATGAGGAATGCAGAGCGAGACAACGGAATGGGCCGCGGATACTTGAGAACACACAATATTAAGCATAATGGGAATATTGTCAAGGACGGTTTCCGATTTGTATTAGCAATCCAATAATAGTTGCTACTGTTACACTTTATTTGCGTTCAAGGATAATAAAAAGAAATAAGATTATGATTGAAGAAACAAAAGGATACACGTTATCCGTCGATACGTACAAGAAGGCGAAGGCTCTCAAAATGAAGGACCCTCGCTATTACATCTATGCAAGCCTCCGTGGCTCAGGTATGCCAATGAGGGATTGTTGGGCCATCGCCTTTCAGGGAGAAGGATTCAACTGGGAGAAATCATTCCTCGAAAACGAGATGAACAAGCTAGAAGCCCAAGAGTCCGTCCAGAAGAGAATAGCAGAGGTTCAGGGCAAGAAAGCGAAGAACGAGAACGCCGATGAACTCACCCAGGAGGAACTTATTAAGGCTACCTCGAAGGAAGAGATTCTGAGAAACCTCGTTATCGCTCAGCGCAAGCAGAAGTTTGGCTCTCCAGAGTGGCAAAAGACGACTGCCATGATAGCCGACTACTCTAAGATTAAGCAGGACGAAATTGATACAGAAAATAATGTGGTCCACTACTACATTCCTCTATCAATGCCTCGATGCTGCGAGGACTGCATTATCTTCAAAAATGGCCAGGCGACCTTTCAAAAGAAGAAGAAATAGTTAAATTCGTGTTAAAGTAACTTTGTTTTACTAGAATTTCAGCAAAACCAAGTACCTTTGCAAACAATTAATGTTCACAGATTCTTTCTGCTGAGCATAATTCACAAATTATTTTGGTTAACTAAGAGGGGCAGCGTCTTCACAGATGCTGCCCCTCAACTTTTATATATATAAAGTAGAAGAAAAATATAAATTCAATCAGGATACTTCTCTCCAGTGATGAGCTCAAGAGTCTTTCTGATCCGATCTTCAAGCATATCGTCATTAAACGTAGGAAGAACGCCATATGATGGCAGTTTCTTCGTCTCTGCGGCCTCCAAAATGAACTGGAGTGCCTGCACTAGGGAAGTATGGTCTTGAACGACCTCAAGCAATTTATCGCTCATCCTTGCCTCCTTCCTTTTTAATCTGTTCTGCCATCTCAAGAATAGTCTCGGCGTGCTTATCGCGGTCGATGACTTCCTGCACGGCCTCATCGCTCTCCTTGCGAAGCTGCTCTTCTGTCTTACCCTCATCGGCAGCAGCGTTCAGTCTCGCAGACTCACGGGCAAGGTATTCGTCACGAAGCTTCAACTTACCTGCCGTGTATTCTGCATCGCCAGGCAACGATGTATCAGCATACATAAGCTGGGCAAATGCCTCGATGATGTTTCCATTATCCTTGGAGAACTCGTAATGGTCTCCTACAGCCACAGGAACACATTCATCGAGCGCAGCGTACATTGATGTACCGATAGAGTATTCAACACCCCATGTACCGGCAATGTCTGCAATCTTGATGAAAGGCAGAGAGCCTCTCTGTAAATGCTTCTTGATATCAGCAGGAATATCCTCTCTGAGTGAAGCAACTTCTTTCTTAGACAAGCTCTTGCTGAACTTCAGTACTGTGAAGTGTCTTGTCTTGATAGTCTTTCCAAATGGTAATGCCATGATAACAATATTTTAAAGTTCAACTTTTATTTCCTTATACTCGAAATCTGTGCAAGATGGATTCTCCTCAGAAGTAAACCTAATCTCATTAGGGTGGTTACAAGCTCCATTCTTGAAGAAGAAGCAATCCTTGCAAGTGTAATCAGTCTGTTCCATGTTCCTTACGTTTTTGATATTCCATCAATGTCAAGATACAATAGTTAGCGCAGTCAAGAAGAGCATCTTCCAATGGTTCATTAGCAACTTGCGCCTCATTGTCCTTCAGCGTCTTGATGCGATTCACCTTCTCTCGTATCTTTCCGTAGCCGTAGTTGATACCAAGCTCATCATACATTTCGGAAAAAGCATTCCCATAATCGTGATTCTTGCGCTTGTAGGTATCGCTCATCTTGTCGGTGATATCCTTGAAGCGGTCAGCATCGGTTCTTTCGTTTTGTTTCCCCTTAAGCGGCAACTTGCTCCAATCAAGATTATCGCCGATGATACAATCCTTCCATTCATCCATCAGCTTTTCTGCATATTCGGGATATAAACCATTCTTCTGCAAAATATCTAAATCTACGCGTACATTAGTAATGTCGCGAACGCCACAATAAACACAGTCATTTTTAACAGACTTTACACAAAAAACATCTGTAGGTTCAATCAGTGACATGCAGCATCCTTTCCTTGTATTGACATAATAGAAAAATCCTCCTCTGGTGCGTTCTATACTCTCGCACGGAAGTAAGAACTCCAGCCCTACCTTAATATCTTCTTTCTTAATCATAAGCTATTTCTTTTTACTATTCAAATAAAATGCTCTAAGAGCCATAACCTCTGATGGGTTGTGATAAAGGATAATACAGAAATCACCATGTTCTTCTGTGTGAACCTTTCGTAAACCACATTCCTTGATAAATCCATCCTCACCAATGTAAGGATCAAGGATCTCGCGAACCGCACTAGTATGACTTGGTTGAACAACAATAACGCCACCAGTTTCCCGAAGTTTCTCTAGCTTCTCCCACTGAGCTTCGATATTCTCGTCTCCGTAGAATAAATCATAGCCATAAGGCTCTGTGATTTCTCTATCAATGCCCATTCCAAAAGGAAGTTCAATTACTATAATCGGTTTCATAAGCTATTCCTCCTTATCTTTAAGTTCAACGAAATCGCCAATGCCCAAACGAGCCTTGTTGATGCAAGACGCAATCCAACCCATCAAGTAGGCAGAAGGCTCGCCGCCGTGTCCCATGCCAACATGATCCTCGATGGCATCGCAGACGTGAGAAGCTTTATGGCAGCAGTAGTTCATCGACATAACCTTCTGACACGGAAACGAGACAAGAACGCCACGTCTTCTGTCGCTCTTCCTGACAGCATCGGAATACGTAACGCCGCCGTAATCACTATCGGGAGCATTGCACTTGTCAAAACAGGAATCTATCAGCTCTTTCAAGTCTTTACCGATGTGTACCCAAAGCTTCAAAGGGTAGATTCCGTTTTCATATTCGTAATATCCTTTCTTCTTCATACCTCATCGTTTTTATGTTTCTCCCACCCTGCTTTTGAAAAGGCATACCAAGTATCACAAATGTCTAGAGCAAGAACGTCTCCTTGATTAATACATAAATCGCTTTTAATACCTTCAACATGAACATACATCACTGCTAAAGCATCATAAGGATTACTACGACCTTCTATAAACGGATTTTTAAAGAACTTGGTCTTGTATACACTAGTAACAATAGGCACTTGAAGAACATCTGAAATATTCTCTGTGCTAATCTCTATCGACTTCTTAAACTTCTTCATATTCTCAACTATTTATTTTGGATACAATCTCGATGGCAGACAATAATGTCTTCTCGCTGATACCTTTTCCACTACCAACACCATCTTTCTCTATTCTTTCAAGAGATTTCTCAATAGAGCAAAAATCATCCTGAGAATTACTTATAAAGCCATCAAGTTCTTCACTTACACTACTGATACAATCGTTGTTTTTTTTAACAATAGCTTCAAGACGGCCGAAACACTTGTCGATATAATCCTTCAACCTTTCTTCATGCTCTATGATAGTTGCAGAACTTGAGATTTTCCCGTGTCCCCAGTAACGTTCTACAAATGCGTAATAATCACCTTTTTCTTTGCTGTGTTTTTTGTCAGCTACGGCTCTTAACTCAACGAAATTTTCTCCATCCATTACCGCATACAGTCCTTCTCCAAATGGATATAGTTCAGCTTTTTCTGCATCCTCCCTACTTTCGTTTTCTTTGTAAGCGACCTTTCCTAAAACGTTAACTCTAATTTCCATATCTCAACTATTTATTATGTAATCTACCAATATGCCACTTTGAGCAAACCTTGCATAAGTAAGGATGCCAGCCAAGTGTCTTCAACCTCGGAATCTGATTCAGGAACTCCCAAGCATCATCCTCTGTCTCGTATGCAACCTTCGCCTTCCATGAATGAACCTTCCTGGTCCAATGCTCAGGGTCTGGCTTGAACGGCGGAACCTTGTTCGGATTGTGATGTCTTTTCATAGGCACTTGAATGAAACACTGTTCAACGTCCTGTTCACTGCGATCTCCCTCTCGTTACACATGGTCCTCATGCACTCCAGGGCATCATCGCGGACAGCAATCATAATCTCCTGCATCGAAGCGGTGGCCGGAACAATATTCCCATCAGCCTTCTTCTTCGTGATACGAGATATAATCTCCTTGATATATTCCTTGTCTATCATAGAAATCTGTTTTATAACCGTTAATCATCAGGCTGAATGAAGCTCTCAGGCTGCTTGATGTCCTCCTCACCACGCAATTTATTCTTCACGTCATTGATGAGAAGCTCCTGCTTCAGGTCAATCATCTGCGCGCCGTACACCTGATAGGTCATTCCGCCCTGTGACCTCTTCTTGAAGAAGCCGTACTTGTCGCTCATATCACGCCCGAACTTCTGAATCGTAGGGATATCCTTCTCCTCGACATCGTTTGCCTTGCAGAACTCGACGAACCTCTCGTACATCTCCTTGGCAAGCATGCACTCCGAAATCTCACCCCTCGCTTCTTGGCTACACCTCATATCATACGCCCTTATCCAGGCATAGATAGGATTGCTTCCAAGAAGGGAGATAAGCAGCTGTCTCCTGCTACCCTCCGCTGCCGGGAACCTGTACTTCCTGCTCCTCAGCTCCATCGCGCCACGGAATATCCAGTTGAACACTCCGCTCAGCTCTTCACGGATGATCTTGCTCGCAAGCTCCGGGTCCTGCCTCTCCTTTGGAATGGTCACATCGAAGCTCACGTACTGCAAGCGTCTGATGAATCCGAGCGACGCATCATCAGGGAACGGAAGCTCATTGAGGTTGAAGATGAGGTAGGGGATTGAGTTCCCCTCCAGGATATCCCTGCCGAGCTTTCTCATCGGGACTGGCTCACCGCTCACGAGTCTCTTGAACATACCGGTGTTCTTCCTTCCGAACTTCTTCGGGTCTGAATCGGAAGACCAGTTGAAGATGGCGTTCCTGATAGGATACCTTCCCCTCATACCCTCGTCGCCGTCGGCAGTGAGGTCGGCGTAGTCCATCTTGCTTATCCTGTCCTTGCCGAATATGTTGCAGGCAACGTCGAAGATGACACTCTTTCCGTTGGCTCCCGTACCTATAAGGAGAAGACAGAGCTCAATCTTCGATGATTCCTTCCCCTCGTACGGATTGTATGCAGTACCTCTCTGTATGAGACCGAGACCGAGGAACATCTGGAGGATCATCCTTGACGTCCTGTCCGGAAGGACCTCCTTGATGAAGTTCATCCACCTGTCACACTTCGCCTTCGGATTGTAGTCGTATGGGTGGTAGTATGTGACATGGTACTCGGGAGAGAACGGCATCACGTTCGGATACTTCAGACCGCTGCCGAAGTCAACAACTCCGTTGGCGAATGCAACGATGTCGAAGGTAGGCCTCAGTATGTTGTAGCACTCTATCACCTCCATGAACGACTTGTTCATCACCGTACTGATGCCGAGCATCGGAGCCATGGCCAGGTCGAGGAGCAGAAGCTGGTAAGCCTGTTCCAAAACTATCTTCGGAACAGCTTCGTATATCTTGCCGTTGAACATGTAGTAAGCACCGTTGTAGTACTTCACCGGAGCCTTCTTCGCCAGACGTCTCATTGACCTGATGAAAGTAGACTTCAGCTTGTTGTACTTATCAGAGTTTGCCTTACCCCAGTCCTGGCAACGGAGCGCTTCGAAGCCGTACTCGTCATGCCTCAAAAGGTCTAGCAACTGAGCGTGCAATGTGTCTATAGCAATACCATTTTCCATTTATGTACAATAATAATATTAATTTTCCGTTATTGTGTAGGATAAACCCCGATAAACAGGGGCTTTCTGAAGGATAACACGTGTCAGGTCGTCCTTACAACATGTCGTCTATAAAATATCGACAATACAAAGATACGGATAATATCCTGAATATCCAGTAAAACCCTAGTAAATAAAGGGTATAAATATACATTTTAGGTATACATTAAATGAAGGATAGGTATACATTTACGGTTTGGTCTGCAAAGTAAGAGTTTATGGTATCAAATGTTAATAAATAACGGATGAATGAATATGCATAATTATCCTTTATAGAGGAAAGTAATTAAACTTTACAAAAAGGCTGAAAAATCGGAAGAAAAAATTTTTAGATGAGGTGACTACCGCGCTGATTTATAGCTATAAAGGGGGTGTGGGGGTGTTTCTTCTGAAATATTTACACTTTGTGTCGGTTTATATAGTGAAAACCGGCGTGAAACAATATTTTTGTAATTATTTCAAATTGTCGGTTTATATTTATAAAAAATTTATGTAACCCCTTAATAATCAATACTTTATAATATTGTTTATATTCATTTTCTTGTATAATTATACATTATCAATAAAGCGTGAAACACAAAAACTTATTACAATATGCTTGACTGAAAAAAATGTTACATAATTACGTACTGGTTAAATGTTAAAATATTAACATTTAGTGTTTTATGTAGTTAGATATATAGAAGTAAAACGTAATATATTAATACTTCGCTATAAAGTGTTAAAACGTATAACTACCTATATATCAATATGCTACAACGTCTTTAAGGGTCGATTTTTAACATAAAAAATTTGCTTTTTCCAATAAATTTTCGTACCTTTGCAGTACAAAAAGAAAGAGATAGAAAGACTATTTCATGAACTCATTTAAACAAATTATAGTATGAAAGAACTAGAGATTAAAGGTGCTCAAGGATACGAGCACGCAAGTACTAAGGTAGCTAGTTACGTAAGCGAGTGCAAAGGTAGCGCAGTCTTAGCGCAGAGTCTAGAAGTACTTAATAGTTACCGCAAAAAGCTATTAAGCGAGTGCACCGATAGCGAAGTTGTAAGCGCAAAAAAGGAACTTGAAAAAGCACGTGCGAAGTACAACAAGCTAGCAACAAATTACGTACTTTCAGACGAAAGCTACTGCAATTTGCAAACAGAGTGCGTTCGCAGCGCAGTAAGCGAGTTTTCACGTAGGCACAAATTGCCAAATTTCTTTGCTTGGTTTGATAACAACGGCAAAGATAAGCAAACTAGCATAATAGATAGTTTGCAGCGTCTTGGCTCAAAATTGTGTTCTTTGCATCAAGCATTTTCAAGTGGTGCAAAGGTAGCAAAGAAAAAGAGTGAAAGCATAACAGACCTGCAAAAACAGATAGCAGAACTGCAAGCTAAACTTGCAGCCGCGCAAAAGTAAGTATCACAAAATAGGTAGCTAGAGAAATCTAGCTATCTAGTTTTTCCTACTGACTATTTGATAGGTAGCCAGTGGGAAATTTTACTCCAGGTTTTTCAACTTGGAGCGGGTCGCCGTGTCCTTATTTTTCCCACACAATTGGTAAACCTTGTCGTGGTGTGTGGGCTTAACTCAGAGAGAGAATTTATTCTCCCTCAGGGAACTAATTGCCAAAATTCAAGAGAAGTATCTCAGTAAATCGAGAGTGCGAGAGGCACACCGAGATGGGAGAGAGTAACGTGTTACTCAGAGACATCCATCCGAGAGATACGCAAAAATTCCTGGCGTGAGCGTCGAATGAGATGAGACGGCACGACGGCTAGGGGATTTGTATCATCTAGCGAGATGAGAGTTTATAGAAAGAAATCATAATTCATATTCTATTCGGTGTTGTGAGCCGTTCGGGAGTGGTTACCCGAGAAATCCCAGTGTGTGCAATCACGATTGCAGCGTTCAAGGTACACACTATCCACGCTGACTGAAAGCGGTTGCTTGTCATCCGTGCGAGATTTATCTCCTCAGAAATAAACAGGCTGCTGGCAGAAGCATAAAATCTGTAGGGTGTGAGCCACGTAGTTAATACGATAAAGATAAAACGTGGTGCAAAGATGCACATCCTGGCTAACGGGGCGGGGAGAAATCTCCGCTCTACAATTATCAACCATTTAAAAATTAGAATTATGAAAGAAGTACATTACATTTGGATAGATTTTGAGAGTTCAACGGGTTCGTCTAAATCGATACTTTTACGTAACGGTTGTTTTTCTCTTGATGGTGCAAAGAAATTCATAAAATCTTTGCGCCCAAAAACTCTTTATGAGAATAGACCAACTTACTTGAAGGACTGTGTAAAAATAACATTGACCGCACAGAACATTGTCTCGTCTAACACTCTCTACAGAAGAACCATTAATATTGTAGCCTAAAATCCCTACGCTTGTAGGGAACAATAACCAAATTATTAGAATTATGAGTACGATGAGAATTAAATGCCTCGATATGAAAGAGGTAGAGAGTATCATTGCAGATGCTCAGGAGATTTTGAGTCACGTAGAATTCGGGTCGCTAAAGAATGGTGTGCTTACATTATTCTGCGTGGCGTGAGCCTAAAAATCTGTAGCCAGTACGATAATTGTCGTGTGTGGCTACGGAACAATTACCAATAAAATTAGAATTATGAGAGCAAGAAACATCATTTATTCAAGTACGATAATTGTGCTTGGATTTATTCAGAGTGCGCCGGCATTCATTTGCTTGGCAAGTACGATAATTCTCCTGAATGTGCTTGGAATTCTTTACGGAATTCTGCTTGTATATATTTGGAGCAGTACGAAAAAGGGTAAGTGGTATTTCCGCGAGCTGTGGCGATCTACACTCCGCTTGGAGAATTTCATCCTGCCTGGAGTGTGAGGAATCTAGAAAGTACGATAATTGTGCTTGGAAACATTTAGCTAAATTCTGCTTGGAGAAATCCAGGCAGTACGATAATATAACCAATTAAGAAAAAGAATTATGAAGAAGAATATTTTCGTGGCATTGTTTGCCGTAGTGTGTGTTGCATTAGTAATGGTTTCAGTTACTCTCGTGAATTGTCACAGAGCAAACGTGATGCTGAGAAAAACTGTGTTAGCTCAGGCTAACGAGATTTTAGAGCTGAACGGCAGTTACACAGCAGAGGGAACTACAACGTTCGTAGGTCTCAGAAAGTAGCCAAAACAGAGAGGAGTTCCCGCTCCTCTCTTCTATTAACCCAATTATTAGAGAAATATGGATAGAATATTAAAGCAAGATTTGAGCAAGAATGAGGTTATAGACCTCTTGCGTGGAATGGACGCACAGGAAGTTGAGGGGAAATTCTCTGTACGTCGTGTCCTGATCAATACACAGGCGTGTGACGTATTCGGTGGAGAACCTGAGGACTCTTATCCTCTCATCCCCGGTACGTACATGGCATTGTATTACAATAGTATTGCCGGAGACCCGTATCCGCTCTTTGAGAGAATATGTGAAAACATAATAAATGACGAGAACAAGAGCCAGACTCTACTGAATGGCGATGGCATTATTCTGATTTTCCTGCTCAACAAGTACGAGTAGCCAAAAATGTGCTCAGGCATTTTCCTGGGCATACTATGTAGAACCATTAAACAAATTGAATTATGTTAGACAGAAAATCACAGAAGAATTTTGAGCGTGCGCTTATGCATGAGATGGAGAAGATCAAGATTGCTGCACGCCAGTGGCACAATAATAACACCAGAGGCTACAGAGATTATCGTAGCAAGAAAACTATCTCAAAGAGTTTCTCTGAGATAGCGGTGCTGTGCATGAGCTGAAATGTGCGTGGCGATTGTCACGCATACTATTCACCAATATTTAAGAATTATGATAGATGAAGAATACAAGGAGAATGTAGAGTACATACTCTCTACGATTTTGCCTAAGTTGCAGGAAATCCAAAAAAAAGTATTGAAAAATCAATCAAGACTGAGCCTTGATGTTAGCGTTAGCAATAAAAACGGCGAAGGGTATATAAGTTGTTTTGCCTGTGTCATGAATGACATGGGAGAAATAACGGATACTTGTTTTCCACGTTTCATCTGCGTATGCAGCAAAGAGGAGATTGACGAGCGGCTCAACGAGCTTAAAGAGTTCATCAAGAAGTACATAGCCTGAAAATTGAGGGAGTTTTATCTCCCTCTCCTACAAACCAAAAATGTAGAATTATGAGTAAATGGGTACAATTTTATCATAAGATTAACAAGTTTGACCTTGTGAACATGAGATTCACCGATGAGGTGAGCGTTGTGGAAATGGTGGGCATGGATTCTGTCATGCCTATTGACGACAGATTGAGTCTGTCATCCATACGTGATATAGTACAGAAGAAAATCAAGAGTATGAAGAACATCGAGAGTTTTGATCCTTGTGCGTTCTCCATCCTCACCGGCAGTTCTATTCTGAATTCTTCAGAAAGTCCGGTGTACAATCTCTAGCCAGAACTGGGCAGTACGATAATGTGCTGCCTGCTATTAACCAAAACAGAATATATTATGACAGCAGAAGAAAAGACTCAGCTAGAGAAGCTTATAGAAAAGTATTTGAAAGAAGATGCTTACAAGCCACGAGGATGGGGAGAGAGAGCCGCAAGGAAGTTTCTCAGCGCATTAAATGGCGAGTGGCTTCTTACGTACAGCTTTAGACCAGACCCGGCGTAGTTATTTGCTACGCCTTCTATTATTAACCAAATCAAAATTAGAATTATGACAGACGGAGACAGAAAGTTCCTTGCCAGGCTCGTAGCGAGTCACAAGGCAGTTATCAGCGAGGAGTGCAGACGCAAGAACCTCGACAAGAGCGAGTATTTCAGACGTGTAGCGCGTGCAGACAAGAAAGCTCAGGAGATTGAGCAATCGTGCATGCGACCTCGCAAGTTCTAGCCAAACATTCTGTGCAGTCTATCTGCACAGAAACCATGTTAAACCATCAAAATTAAAGAATTATGGAGAAAATGACACAGAAAGAGTTGAAGAGACTCGTTAGAGTAGGAGCTGCCAAGGATATAACACACAGTTCAAGCCGTGCAGCCATCCCGGAAGAATATAGTCAGGTAGGCTATTCTTCCGGTGTGTACGGATGCAACGGAATGCTGTTCCGTGGTCACAGCGGAAAGCTGTATGCCATTTGTGCAAGAACTACGGCTATCTGGGTTTTCGGCTAAAATTACGGGTAAGCGTATGGTGCGCTTGCTCGTTTCTATTATCAACCAAAATACAGAAATATGAATATACAGAAAGTATGGGATGCGTTTATCAAGGAAAATGATAATCCATCATTCGTAAAGATGGCGAATGCCGTAGTAGAGCAGCTTGGTGGTGTCGATGAAGACACGATATTGAATTCTCTCGACAGTTGCAGAAATGCAAATGACGGGTACACTGGATTCTGCTATCATTCTCAGACCTGCAAGTTCTGGAATGAGAACAAGAGTGCTATCATGGAGAATATGCACGAGCTTGCCGATGATTTGGGCGAAGACCTTATCACGATGATTAAGGGCTTCGGAAATTTCAAGGACGACAAATCTGTTACCTATGATGCTATCGGAAAGGCTCTGTATGCTCCTTTTAACGAGGGTGAGAGCAGATACATCTACGACACGTTTGCTAAGTATGCATTGGAAGAGGTTGCGAATCGATTCCAGGACTGGTGGTACGATCAGGACGAAAGCGATTTCGGTGATTAGCCAAACAGGTCCTCATCCTGACAGATGGGGACTTCTATTGTTTAACCAGATAAATTATTTGAATATGGCAAAGAGAAGAGGTAAAACACTTAGTCAGCAGTGCTGGCATTATTACTGCGATAATTTCATGGATGAAGTAATGATGGAACGTTACAACCGCGGAGACAAGAAAGGCATGGTAGAGGTTTACAAGGAGCTCAATAAGAAGGCAAGGAAAATTGTCGTCCAGAAAATTCTTGATTCTAGACATCTTAACGAGTGGTCCGTTATTAGTGATATTATCATGCGTCTTATGTTCGATTAGCCAAACCAATCCTCACTCCCACGGGTGGGGATTTCTATTAACCAAAGATTACAGAATTATGAGTGATTTAGAGAAAATCCTGAATGACGATTTACTGAAGTGTAAAATCGTTGAGTCAGTAGAGAATCCTGTTAGGCGTGTGGACCTCATCAAGTGGACGCACGACAATACATACTCTATTGCAGAGGTACGCAAGGATACCGGTAAGCTAGAGGTCACAGACTTGAAAGCTGCCAGTGGTCTTGAGGCATACAAGCATTTCTACAGAAATTATGGCGACATTGCCATATGTGGCTAAAACTCCCCACATCATCGTGGGGAACCATTATGAACCATTAAACAGATGAATTATGGAAAAGAATATTTGGGAATATGTTATGAACAGCAAGGGTGAGGTTATCGAGAAAGTAGCCGATTATATCGGTGTTGAAAGCTTCGCCAAGGTAATCGAGAGCCTATATCGTGAGTGTCTTGAGAATTTCGATGACGCAGATGATCTAGAAGAATACATTGCCGATTTGTACGGAAAGAATATCCAGTCTCTTGCATGGGAGTTTACTCACAAGGTAAACAGAGAGATGAAGAAATATCTCCATCTTAACGACCAGCGCATGGATGGAAATTTTGCCAATCTGTACAACGATTATCCTAGACACGTTACAGGTACGTTCTGGGCGACTGACTACGATGGCGATGATTACTACGATTTGTATCCTCAGATGGTAGCCCGACTTGATGCCGCAGAGGACAGCGAGCAGGCTAGCAAGGACAGGGCGTACCTCGAAGAATGGTACTTCAAGGCGTTCGGCACGTACAACATCAAGTACAATTTCTCGAATGAGCTTGAAGAGGCTCACTCCATGATGGAGGAAGATTATGAGGAAGCCTAACAATATCCCCTAGCATGGGGATATTCAATGTTAAACCATTTAAATGATATTAGATATGAGTTACGAATTTGCAAAGAAAGAAATCGGCGATTACAGAATCACCATTTACCAGGATGAGGATGCCGAATGCCCTTGCACAGAATGGGATTTGGCAGGCGTTTACTTCTGGGACTATTCTGATTACGGATACAACAGGGAACTTTCTCGTGGTTGTAGCAGTGAAGTCGAAGCTGAAAATGCAGAGGCTGCCTTGAAAGAGCTTGTCTGCAAGTATGTTCCACAAAAGAAGATTATCAAGTATATCAATAGTATGTTTCATTGCGATCATCTGTGTCTCGAATACGACAAGTCGTGCCACATGTGGAGTTTTGAAAGAAAATCAAGATTCAGCATCGGCAAGAACGAGTGGTACAACATCAGAGATTTCACTCCTAACGAACTGAAGAACGAGGATGTTAGGGATGAGCTTACAGAAGAGCTTGAAGAAGATGATTTTATTAATCTCCTTGAAAACTGCAAGGATATAGCATTCTACGAGTGGTCTTCCAGTGGATATAGCCAGGGAGATTATGTTAGAGGATATGCCTATTGCGACAAGGAGCGCTTCAAGAAGATGGTTGATACGAATACCAAGAACTGGAAGAATCGTGCCATCGAGCTGTTTGAGAGCGAAGTCAAGAATATTGGTATGTGGATGTGGGGTGATGTAAAAGGTTACGTCCTAGAAAAGAAACGCCCGTATACAAAATTGTACGAAGACGGTAAATCTTCTGATTCCTACGAGTGGGAACAGATTGATTCCTGCTGGGGAGAGTACTACGAGGACTCTGACGAGCTGATTAAAGACGCTCTCGAAGAGAATGGAATCAAGCTAAAAGAAACAGCCTAACAATGGGAGCTTGCATGCTCCTATTCTATCAACCAAAATTACAAAGAATTATGAAATTGAAACTTTATCACGACACAAGAAAGAAGTTCCGTTTCTGTGTTGACGCATGGACCATTTACGTTCCTTACCCGAAGTGGTTACGTAAAGAGCGTTATGACGCAAAAGGAATTTACCTAGGTTGTTCTCCTACGGAGTATGGTATGATCAGGTGTTGCTGGTGCGAGGACGAAATTACGATTACACGTAATCGACCTTATCTCGGCAAGCGCATTGACCCAAAGACAACACCGAAGGCTTTCCAGAAGATTTTCTATAAATTGGAGAAACTTTGGAACGAGGCAATCACCAAGAATACTGATGAAGCGTGGAAAGCATGGAACGAAGCCTAAAATTGGTAGTCAGTTGGCTACCTACCAATAACCAAATACAGAGAATTATGGAAAGAATTACATTTGTAGAGAAGGGCAGTAGAACCATCTACAGACTTGGCAGACGTATAGTATGCTACAGGGATGGTTACAGAGTTTATTTCGGTAAGCCATCAGATGTTACACACAACACGTTCGATGCACTATCAGAGAAAATATAGCACATGAGTATTGCCTGAAAGTTTGTGAGCGTAAAAAGTGGGAGAGAGTAAAGTACAACAATCCTGTCGCATACAACGCCCACAGAGTATTGAACGCATTAGCCTAAAGATAGCCTCCGGGCTATCACTATTAACCAATGATAGATAATTATGATTATAGATGAAATTTTAGACAGAAAGGGCGGCAGGAGATTTGTTGCAGAGGTGTTTAAGAGATACGTCTTGAAGGAATCCGTTTATTTCGGGTTCAAGTATTTCTCAGAAGCATACAGCAAGTCTTCTGACACAGATAGGGAGTATTTCGTAAAACGTGCCATTATCAAGTATATAGTGGAAAACGGATACAATATTAACATTATCAATTTTGTCCTTGCCGTGGATTGGACTTAGCCTGAATAGTACGCACATTCTGCGTACTTCCATTATTAACCAAATTATTAAAGATTATGAAGAGATATTACGTATCAGTCACAGAGCATTTAAACAAGGTAGTCAGCGTTGATGCTGAGAGTGAGAATGAAGCCGTACAGAAAGTACAGGATGCCTATAATAATAGCGATATTATTCTTGACGCTGACAATTTCTCAGGTGAGGTTATCGAGATCGAACCAGATCAGGAGTACTGGAGAGAATCCGAAGAAGATGACAGCGTAGCACTCCAGCACATCGACTAGCCAAACGGGGAGAGTAATCTCCCTACCAATAACCAAAAATATTAGAGATATGAAGAAAATCAAAGTAGGAACGAGGGTATACTGCGACATACATTCCCAATCAAAGGAACACGTTGTCACTCACGTTTCAGAGGAAAGAGGATTCGCAGGGATTGATAATGAATACTGGTGGCCTATAGACCAGTGCTTCCCTTGCGATGAAGTAACATTGCCTAAAAAGCGCAGCTAAGAACTGCGCGCAATAACCAAAACATAAGAATTATGAATGAAGACAGAATCCTAGAGATGTTCTTCGAAAAAGCCAGATGGCAGTATGCTATCGAGAAAGGCTTATTCAAGGACATGAACAAAGCAGTAATGTATCAGCTTACAACGCCGGAGGCTCGTCTGGCTATGTATCAGAGGATCAAGAGCGGAAATTACAAGATAATGCCGCCACACACAGCAAAGATTCCGAAAGACAACGGAGATTTTCGTACAGTCTACGTGAATGAAGCTGTAGACAGAATTCTACTGAGCATAGCCAACGACCTCCTGTTCGAGCTGATGCCAGAGATGGTGCATCCACGCTGCACGTCGTACCAGAAAGGTATCGGCTGCGGTCGTGTGGTGCAGGAAGTGTCTCGGATAATATACTCGGCAGAGGGAAAAATCATCGGATGGAAAGGTGACTTCTCCAAGTACTTTGATTCTGTGCCTATTCGGTTCATCGACTGGGCATTCGACAAGGTAGAGGAGAAGTACGGAAAATCTGCGCTGATAGATGTCATTCGTGACTACTATCATACAGACATCTATTTCGATGAGGACAATAACCTCTGTGAGAAGTATCAGTCCCTCAAGCAGGGGTGCTCTGTTGCTGCATGGCTGGCTGATGTAATTCTCTATCATCTTGACGACAAGCTATCTAAGCTTAACGGATATTACGTCCGCTATTCAGATGATACGCTGTTTGTCGGTGAAGACTATGAGAAAGCCATGGATATCATGAAGAGCGAGCTGGAGATGATGCAGATGACGCTCAATCCGAAGAAGGTTGAGTATCTTGACGCTAATCACTGGTTCAAGTTCCTCGGATATTCCATCAAGGGTCACAATATCTCCCTGTCGTCCACACGTATCAAGACCTTCCAGAAGGAGATTGAGAAAAGGACGATAAAGAAGCGTGATACTACGATGACGAAAGCCATCAATGCAGTAAACAGGTATCTTTACAAGGGGTACTGCGATTATTCCTGGTCGACTCAGGTTCTTCCGGTCATAAACGTGAAAGAGGACATCGACAAACTCAACACCTTCGTCATGGACTGCATCCGTGCGGTCAAGACAGGCAAGAGAAAGGTCGGTGGTCTTGGATACGTGAAGACTCAGGCTGTAGGTTGCATAGACCGAGGTCGTGGCAGAAACGTGAAAGCCAACAGGAGTAAGACAGAGAGCGAAATCAAGGGGTATCTATCAATCGGCTGTGCTCAGAATGCCTTGCGGACGAGCAGGGCAGCGTACAACACATTGGTGAATACTCTGTAGATGAGCATCCTAGCGCAAGGATTTTGCCGGAATGAAGACGCAAGGTTTTAAATATCCCGGTTGCGGAGTGCATGGACCAATCTCTTAGTAAGAGATGGTCCTACGCTCGTCCTAAACCGGACATTATCAATCTGATATAGCTATGCGCAGCATCTTCTGACCGGCAGACTCTGTAACCGAGCACACGGACGTGGGAGAAGGACGGACAGATTCAGGCAACGCCTCTATAACATCATCTGAACATCCGACAATGCATGGATGTTCATATAACCGCACAAGGCGTAGCTCATCAACGAAGTACAGAAATGTGACATTCCGTATGACCACCACCGGTGGCGCACACCACTAATCCCTGACGGATGGCTGAAGTTTATGCAACAGGTCTCTTAACCAGAGTAGTTGATCCTGGACGGCTGCGCAGTGGGCGCATTGTCCTGGATCACCTATTCTGGCGAATCCTGTGTCAAATCAGAAACATAAAGTATTGTGCCGAGCCATCGGTCATGGAACCACCCGAGCACGAGGGTAGTCTTCAGAGGAGAGCAGAGTTTACGGAACTGTTACGAATCTCGCCGGCCTCCCCGGAACACTATCCGGGTATTCCGGCGATACATAACAGCTCAAATCAAACTGCTAGAGCTACGTGCCACGCTCTCAGATGAAGACAACGTTATTGCCAAACGAGGTACACGAGGAGGTTGCGTATTTACAAACCCGCTGGTAAATAACGCGGGGAGGCATCCTTAGAGCAACGATGCTCCCCGCGTAAACCAGCTGGTTAAATCATCAGCCTATAGTAAGACAACAGACCTATGAGTGTACCTACAACAACCAAAGTGAATTGCATCACGACTTATCAAGAGTATGAGGTTTAATATCCCGTAAGGTGGAATACCTGTGCCTGCCGATATCTCCGCAGGCGCAGGTATCCAATCCACGGGATTGAATCACGAACATATATCCATGCAACATAATACATGAGATAAGTCATGCGCATTGCAGCGATGTCTGGCAAGTTCTGAGAGTTCATCGAGCGTTTCATTGATTCTGAAGCCAAGGATGGGGAAGCGTACGCTTCCTGAGGTTGGCTTCATAACAATGCCACGCCCTTAATCAAAAACTTAAAGCAATGCAACGTATCAGGTTGAGTCAGACTAGGTTATTGCGAGCCGAATGGTGCGCAAGGAGAATAGATTGTACAATACGGTATCAATCATCCTGAAGATCCAGGTGGTTACCTGGATCTGTCAGGACTTAGATACAGTATTTATCAAGACCTTATAGTTACGCAACAGATTCTCTGAGCGCACTCCTATTTACCAATATTTAAGAATTATGAACAGCAAATTACTAAAGAAGCTTGAGGAAATCAAGAAAGAGTACGAAACGTCAGAAGTTTGCATGGGTGAGATGCTTGATTCTGTAAGTGCAGACGGATTCTCTATCGAGGATGCTCACTGGTTGTATATGCGTGCAATGGAGTGGGCGAACGGAGATAAGTTCTATATCCACGTCGGAGAAGACGAAGATGTACTGAGTAAGGATGAACTCGAAGAAGCCAATTTGATAGTGCTAGAATAAGCACTATCCCTATTAACCAATACAATAGAATTATGACATACGACGAGATTATCAATGCAGTTGAGAATGGTGCTAAATTCACCATCAACTTTCAGAAGAGAACATGCAGGGTGAATGGTAAGATAGTAATGTCCGAGGAAGATAAGCCGAAAGATACACCTTACCTGACACACGCAGTAGTCCTGTTCGCAATAGAGCAGAGATACAAGACATACAAGCATTCTGTGCCTTCAGAGCGTTCTGAATCCCATCGCCGCTACTACTTCAAGGCTTTGCCTGAGAAAGAGCTCTCCGACGAAGATATGATGTATGGTGAGCGACGGGAGGTAGCTAGATGTAAGCTGGAGCTATACATACTGATTCAGCTTCTCAGAGGCAACCTCGCATGGGAGAACAGATGGGGCAGATGGTTCTGGAAGTCAGAGAACGACAAGGATCTGATTATCCTCAGAGACTGGATTGAGCCAAACAAGGGTGGGGCGTAAGCCTCATCCACAAGAGTTAAATAAATTTTTAGTATAACCAATTTAAATTATTTGAATTATGAAGCAGATTGTAACAATCACTGGTGAGAACTTGAACATCGTAACAAAGAACGTAGAGGCTACAGCAGCTACCAAGAAGACCAAGGCGCAGATGCGTCTCGAAGCTCTTAAGGCAGCAGGTGTTGATACTAGTAAATATTTCCCTCTCGGTGACGACCAGCTTATCAAAATCGAAAATGGCGCAGCAGTTCCTGTAGACATGGACGATGCAACCATCGATGCGGTAGGCAAGCAGATTGTCGAGGGTGGATACGTAAGTAACTGGAAGCTCTTCCGTCGTTGGGTGATGAGTCAGATGTTCCACATGTTGCGAGACATGGAGAAGGACGGCAAGTCATTCAACGAGGTGTTGCAGAAGAAAGGCTACGAGTACCAGTGGCGCATGTTGGAGAACGAGCTGCATGCTCAGATGAAGATGTGTGACCACATGGACTACGAGAATCTCAAGGCGAGAAACCGCTGGTTCAACGGCTGCGTAGCACACGATATGGCTATTGACTATATTAACAAGCTTCGCAGCTACATTGACGACAAGTGCATCTACACTACCAAGGAGGACAAGGATGGAAACAAGAAGAAGACATACAAGCATACCTGCAAGGGTAATCCTTATATCCGTCTTCAGAACGAAAACATCTTCGTCGCTGACTTGGAGAGAAAGGTATACAATCCTCTCCGTGACCTTGCCAACAAGATGGGTGTTGCAGAAACCTACAAGGAACTCTACGATGCCGTTCGCAAGTTCAACAAGAACCGCAAGCATCTCGCGTGGGATACCAAGCAGGCTGATGCGTTCATTACTGCCTACAAGGGTTCAGGTTCCTACTACACGATGAGAAACCTCATCATGTTCCATGGAGCAAGATTTCTGAAGAACGGACGAAAGATGTCAGAGACAAATTCTCTGAAGGAACTTGAGTCTAAAGCCAAGCTCTACGATGAAGAGGGTTGGAAAATGCTCGGTGTACTCAAGCAGCTTATCAAGGACAATAATATCAGCGTCCAGGGCAAGATTCTTGAGTGGAAGAAAGACAAGAGCGAGAACAAGTAATTATCAGTAGGACGTAAGATTCGCCACCTATGGAATGGTGGCTCGGCAGCAATTCACAAGAGCTTCTTCAACGAAGGATCTCCTCCAGTCACTACTGGAGGTAATCCTTCGAGCTAAAGCTCTCTAGATCGAACTTATAGAGTAAGGCGCCAGCCGGGAGCCATTCTAGCCAAAAGTCGGTTACTGATTCGGTAACCGATTCAATGTTTAACCAATAAAATTAAGAATTATGAAGGAAATTAATGTAGACACAAGAGAGTATATTAAGGCTCTTATTGACGGGAAGAATGTCGTCGAGGAATCACTTCTAGACGCAATCTTTGACGATTCGCAATATCTCACCAATAAGTTTTTTTCATTGGGATTTGTCGGAGGCGCACCTACAATGATAGAGTATCACGGAAACTACCTATCTATCAGGAAGCTTCGATCGTGGATTACATCAGAGTGGGGTAGAGAGATTGTCAAACGACTGACTGGCGAATCAAAAAATAGCATATACTATTACGATACGAAGCAGTATCTCGACGAACGCCAGGCTGAGCCTTTAATCTATACATTCTTTCTGAGCACAGATTACCTTACTGTAAGATTTCACTACAATGTAAAAGTAGATGAAGATTAGCCAAACATGTCAGTCGTTAGCAGCGGCTGACTACTCATATCATAACTAAATTTTGTTTAAATGGTTCAAGCCGGTCTGTCGTGAGACACGCCGGTTTTTTGTTCCCCAAGTTTAACCAATTTTAAATTAGAATTATGAGTAGAAATTACTGGACATTAGGTAAGGAAGGAATGAAGACTCGTCTGTCAAAGGCACAGGCAGCTTATGAGAACGCAGTAGAGAACGTCAGCGACTTGCACGTCAAGATCAGCGATGGCAACACAAAGTTGGGAGCTATCCCATCCGTGTCGCTCATCCCGGTCATGGATTGCGGTAACTGTGCAATCTGTGCCAAGAGCTGCTACGACCTGCGCAATGACATGATTTACAAGGAGGTCATCAAGACGAGAGCTATCAATTCTGCCATCCTCCACGAGGATCCTGAACGATACTTCAAGGAAATTGATGGTTACCTCAACTACCGCTATCCTAGAGCATTCAGATTCCACATCGGCGGCGACATACAGGACAAATGGTATCTTGACAAGATGTGCGAGATTGCCCGCAAGCATAAGGATACCAAGTTCCTGGCGTTCACGAAGATGTTCGATGTGTGCAACGAGTACCTCGATGAGGGCAACGTAATCCCTGAGAACATGCATATCCTATTCAGCGGATGGCTTGGTCTCAAGATGGATAACCGCCACGGATTCCCGGAGGCGCATCCTATCTTCGAGAGCGGAACGTCTGCTCCGGAAGGAACACGTCTGTGTACCGGAAACTGCACAGAGTGTCTGAAGGAAGATAGGTTGTGCTGGTCTATCGGGAAAGGACAGGCGGTAGGATTCCTCGCACACTAGCCAAATGCCCTCTTCGGAGGGTACTATGTTTAACCAATTAAAATTTTGAATTATGGCAACAGCAAGAAGAGGTACAAGAATGCTCAAAGCTTCTGACATCATGAAGAGAAAGGGCATTGTCCAGAAACAGATGGACATGGACAAATTCAATGAGGTTGTAGAGAATTTCTTTATGACCCATGAGCCAAAGGAGACGATTCTCCTAACTCCGAAGAGATTCATCGAGATGGATAACCCGCCAGAAGGAGACTTCATTGAAATGCTGGACGTAGGCATCTGGAAGAAGAAATCGGAAGACCCAGACGACCCATTCGACTTCATCGACTATCAGTTCATGAAGAAGAACGGAATGCTCCGTCCTATCCTTATGGTGAACGAGCCATTCATCGGCAATGCTGCCGGGTGGCTGAGAGATTTTTGTGGATTCACTGTGAAGAGCAGAACACGAAAGAAGAAGAAGGAATACATCGTGTCTCTGCCGGTGTAAAACCGAACAAGGCGTGGAACATTATTGTTTCACGCTCCTAGTATTAACCAATTAAAGTAGAATGATTATGGAAATAGTAGATGTAAATGTAAAAAATCTGAGTGAATTCGATATTGAGAACGATCTCTATCATGACACTCTGTGGGAGAATATGTTCGACGATGGCGAGTATACGGACGACGGATGCAACGAGGCTGTAGGTTTCATCTATTCTAACGCCTGCCATGCAGAAGTTTATGGCAACTCTATGGATGTCAGATGGATAAAGGATAACTCAGACAATCTCCGCCTGGCTATGGTGGCAAACGACCTGGTAAATAACCTCATGGGCACAGAGCAAAAGAAAATTATCACCGAGGAAAACAACGGAACCACGCTCCTTACTTACGCTGGTATATATCTTAACATCTTCGTCAATTTCGAGATGCGTCACATACAGATTCTCGCTTACCAGGAAGCCTAAAAAGCCCTCTCCGGAGGGTGCAAGTATTAACCAATTAAAATTAAAAATATGAATGATTTTTTAAAAATAGCAGAGGAATTAGACTGGAGTTATAATGTTGACGATACACCTAACGAAAGAGGTGAGGTTTGCGTCGAGTTAGAGAAGTATTCCCCACAAGACCAAGATTTCATCGCCACAATTTGGTTCGAGAATGGCAATAAGTCTGACTTTATGGATAAGTTGTATCAATATTATAGCGACTTCGATCCTGACGAGGAAGCCAGTAAATGGATTGGCGAGGATGGACATGGTGCTAACGGCGCGCCATACAAATTATCGGATATTTTGCAAGATATGGAGGATTGCAAGGATATGCTACTAGATTTATGGCACGAGTATTTTTACGATGAGTACCCAGAAAATCGTCCAAATGAGACCGACGAAGGGAAGCGACTCGCAGGAGAAATCGAGGAAAAATCCGGAAAGCATTACCACTCGTGCTCTCTACAGAATTATCCGAGCGGTAAGTACGGCGTTATCATTGATGGCTGCCAGAAGTTTCTATCGGAATGCAAGGAAGAGACATTAGCCTATATGAAAGGCGTGCTTACGGGCCTTGATATCGAAAGAAAAGACTAAGCCAAACAAGCCTGCCGGAAGGCGGGCATCAATTTAAACCAAAATATTAAGATTATGAAGAGAAAAGTATTGAAAGACAAGATTGATGAATTGCGTTCAACAGCAAAGATGGAGCTTGCATGCACCATCCGTGAGATAATGAGAGAGCACAATGTGAGCAGAAAGGTGTTCGATTGGCCTGTACGTGCCGGCGACAACAGGGAGGTGAACATCGTAGAAGTAGGCGACAGCGATACAGCTATCCCTATCATTCATAGCCGATGCACTTCTGTAGGGTTTGAGTTCCCGGAAGCAAAAGCTATCGATGATGATATACCAGTTGACCTTCTTGCAGACATCGCTACTAGTCTGAACGACGAGCTGAACGGCTATATTGGTGTCTATGCTGCAAAGTATAAGATTGCCTACAATGATGGAATTTTCATTCCTAAGGAGAATCCGTACGTGTTCCGAGCAAAATCATATAAAGATGCATTGGATGAGGCGGAAGACTACATGCGTGTGTGGAATGACCATAATGGTTCTACCCTAAGACTCGTATCAGTCGAGAAGCAGACTGCTTCGGAAGGTTAAATTAGCGTTAAAAACGGCAAAGACGATGGTTTATATTATAAACTTTTCGTATCTTTGCCACTAGTAACCAAAATATTAGAATTATGACAGAAGAAATAAGAATCAAGACAAGAGATTGGGAGAGACTTCTGAGCTACACACAGCAGCAGAAGTACAAGACTGCCATCAAGCAGGGTTGGTTCGCCAATTATCACAGCAACGCCTGGAGGCATGACACGTTCTATGGCGCATACATCTGGAAATATCCGAAACTTATTAAGGTTGTAAGGATGTTCGAGGAGATGCTTGGACATAAGCCATTATGGGAAGACATCACGGACGATAACCTTCGCGACCTCTTCGAGAAGATCCAGGAGAACTACGCTCCTAACTCGGCAAGAACCGTATGTGCAACCATCAAGGCTGTGATACGTGAGAACGATGCTACCAGGGAAATTCCTAGTCCTACGTTCGGCAGAATACTTAGAGCGAAGGCTGTACCGGTCCAGTCTGTATATCTCTCTGATGAGGAGATAAACAGAATCATAAAGTACAACCCTCACGGAAAAACAAAAAGATATGTTCAGAGAATGTTTATCATGGAATGTCTCTGTGGCGCACGTTACAGCGACTGCCAGAGAATGACGGAAGAGAACATAGATGATACCGGACACTTCCTCGTCTATGTTACTCAGAAGACAAAGACCGAGGTAAGGGTTCCACTTCACAAGAAGCTCCGTCCGTTCCTCGTATGCGGTACTGGTGACGAGCCTCTTCCGGGTGAGATAGGTGAAAGGACGTTCAATAGAGCACTCCGCGATATCTGTCGTGACTGCGGAATAGATACGAACACGAAGGTGTTCAAGGCTGGAAAGGAAGAGACTGGAAAGAAGTATCGGTTCGTATCATCCCATACCGGCAGACGCTCGTTCGCAACGAATCTCTCAAAGAAGGGAGTGCCTCTTGAGCAGATTGCCGTCATGATGGGACATACCAGTAACGGTATGCCGAATATCCAGATGACGCAGCGCTACATTGTCGGTAAGACCGAGATTGACAGCAATACACTGAGATTGTTCGGCGTCTATGAAGAAGACCTCGATAATGGTCTAGATTAAAACTGGAGGTGGTTAGAAGCCATCTCCTGCCATTGTTTAACCAATTAAAATAATGAATATGGTAGAAGATTATACAGTAGAAGAGTTGAATAAACTCATCAATGAGTGTCGGAAGAAGTACGAAAAGCTAGAAAAGGAGACCGTTATGAAGGCTCTGACTGGCGAGATTGGTACGAACTCCGCAATGGTGGAAGAGTTGGAGATTCTCAACATCCACTATCACGATGAAATGGATGAGTACGATATCACTGCACCTGACCTGAATCCAGATCTTATCGATAACTTCAAGAGGGCAGAGCGTGATGGCAAGAACGTCATCTTCGAGGCACAGGAATATCTTAAGATCCTGGGAATGTGCGAAGAAATGTTCAACCAGAAGCTATGGGTCAACGAAGATGGCCACATATGCGATGAAGAAGGTAATAGACTTTCCGCCGACAGAGAGCATCGTGTTTTCGAAGTTGTTAAGTGCGGGAAATAAGATATTTCTAGTTTTTCATAGCTAGATTGTTTAAATGAGTGTCCTCTCTTGCCCGTGAGGGTAGGAGGGGATTTTTTAAAACGGCCCCGATTAGCCAAAAATAGGGAGCTTCGGCTCCTGCAATTAATAACCAAGCCCTACGCAACACGGTCAAGCGGATAAGATATGAAGACAATACAATTTGTAATTTTAGGAGGGAAAAATGCTGAGAAGCGAATACTATCTATTAAAAAGAAAAATAGTAGTTTTGAAAAAGCAGTCCATTTATGTACATGCAATGGATATTATCATACCGATGAAAGTACATGGAAATTTATCAAGTCATTACATGATATTGATGTCGCCTATGTTGGCGAGATAGAAGAACAATAAGGAAACGAGGGGCTAACCGCCACTCAATAAGCCCTCGACAGCACGGTGAAGTCAACTAATATGAAGAAGATTTTATTTCTGTTGGTGTTTATCCTTACAGCAGCATCATCTTTCGCACAGGCGAAGCATCCTTACTACTGTACCATTAGCGGTACGTACAACCTTGCGATGAAGATCAGACTAGAACTTGAATGGGGCGAGCAGAAGCAGCCTGTAGCCCTCCGTAACGAGGAGGGAAAGAAGATTGAGTTCAACAACCTCACAGACATCCTCAACTATATGTCAGCGAGAGGATGGCAGTTCGTTACCGAATTGAATTATGACGGACATATACATTACCTTCTGAAGAAGGATGTCTCTTCTCCGGAGGAGGCAAAGCAAGGACTTCGCTTCGATACAGACAAATAGCAATACAACTAGCCGCTTATCACTTAACAGATAGGCGGCTATTTTATTAAGATAACCACCCAAAAAGCAACGAAAATCACACTTTTTTCTTAAACTACGTTAATTGTAAATATTCTGTACTTTAATGAATATTGCAATCAGCTGTTTTTACTTCGCTTGAATCATCTAGCTATACCAGTATCTTTAAAACGTTTGTCCTCACTTTTTACTTTAATAAGTACGGTTTATGGTGAAAACAGAACTATTGCACGGAATAGAAAATCGTCGTATCTTTGCAGTGCTTGTTAGTAGTTGCGCACTAAGCAGCGGACATATTGAGTATATTTAAGTGATTATTCACTTCCCTATACGAAACCCTATCCAGAGTTCGGAGCGCAACACGAACAAAGGATAGGGTTTTCTTCCTTTTTCGGTCTGACAGGTAGTCTTGGTGGCTTGTCGGCTAGATACACTCGGCTATACAGACTTTAAACCCACGTCACAAGAGGTGCATGGTGACACCGCAGGAACTGAAGGCAGAAGGCGGGCAGGGCTGGGCGTACCCAGAAAGCTGCTTAGATTAGGTGCTGTACGATTTGGCAACCGATCCGACCGAAGGGGCTCATTATACTGGGTTCATGTAACTTCGAGTGGAATATTCCTACCAAGCTCTCATCGTTTCAATGACTGATGGGGGTAAGGGGGAGAACCACTCTCTCAGAGGTCTATTGCCTGTTTCATATAACCTTTTAAAAAGGAAAATATTAATTTTAAATAAGTAAATATAGGGAAGATGAAAGTTAATAAAAAGAATATAGGGTATGTAAGACATAGTTTTACTCCTGTAAAGAACAAGTTGCTCAATAAAAACTCGAAAACCGAGTCGAAATTTGAGCAGATGTTAATTGATGCCAACATCTACTTCACAAGAGAGAAGGGAAATTACAAGATTGGCACAAGATGGTGCTATTACGATTTCTTCGTTCCGTACTGGAGAATGTACTTCGAACTCGATGGATCATCACACAACTCGCAAGAGCAAAAGGTTATCGATTCTCAAAAAGACCGCATCATACGCAAGAAGCAGCGCTTTATCTGTAGAATCAGTAATGATTACGTCTTGGACGAGATGACCGAAATTGATTTCGATATAGCAAAAGATTTGCTTTGCAAGTATATAGAAAAGTCTGGCTTTATTCGCAAAAAGGCAGACACGTACGAAAGAGCTAAGAGCTACTATGAGTTCAATCTCAAAATGAACCATGCTCAATCGGTAGAAGACTTCACGTCTAACAATGATAGCGTTGATTTTAACGACGATCGACAGATTACGTTATATAACAACCTGACTGGTATGTTTTATACATTCGAGAACATTATCGACGCAACCCTGAAGACTGGTCTCAAGGCCAAGTATATCTGGGAGCTCTGCTATACTGAGTATAAAAATGTCGGAAATCTCAGAACGTACGTTGCTGCATTTTCCGTAGAAGAGTGTGAGAGGAGAGTTGCGATAGTTTACGAATAATTAATAATTAAGGTAGGAATTAATAAAGATTGAGGAGAAAGTAAACAAATGAAAATAAGACTAAACAAGAGTACTGACCGTCTGGAAATCAGAACCGAAAAGAGAATGATAGCCTTCAGTTGCGATATTCTGAAAGGTTCTTATTACCTAGTACCGACTGTAAGATTTGACGTCAGTAGGGCATACGGAGAGAAGAGCATCTGGTTCTTCTTCCTAGGTGCTTTTGTGTTGATTGATATTTTTAAAATAAAAGACTAAGTATATTTTTTTTAATTTTTAAACATTATGAGTGTGAAAAACATTATTTTGGCATCAGTACTCGCAATAGTAGTACTCGCCGCAGGTTCAGTTATCGGTTGTTATTTCCATTACAACAACCAGGAAATCTCACTTCGCCAGCAGTCAGAGGCTCAGCGTGGCAAGATTGAGGGTGTTCACGACAAGATGTGGAAGGTTCTTCAGCAGAAGGCACAGGTTACGGATGAGTACAAGTCCGCATTCGAGTCCATCTATCCGAAACTTATCGAGGGCAGATACTCAAAGGGAGACGGTTCTCTTATGAAGTGGATCAAGGAAAGTAATCCTAACTTCGACGTTTCGCTATACAAGGACCTCATGCAGTCCATAGAGATTCAGCGCTCCGAGTTTCAGACATCACAGGAGAGAATGCTCGATATCATCCGTGAGCACGAGACGCTCGTGAAGACATATCCGGCGAAGTGGTTCATCTCCGATACAAAACCTATCGAATACAAGGTTATCTCCTCATCCAAGACAAAGATGATCATGCAGCTTGGAGAGGATAACGACGTAGACCTGTTCAAGAAATAACGGCTTATGGAAATATTCATATTTCTAATCCCATTCGTGGTTGCTGCTTTCCTGTTGATTTTCTTCAGGAAGCAGACCACCTGGTGGGAATACGCAGTACTTATTGTTCCTTCCATCCTCATAGGCATCCTCATGGAGTTCGTGTTCAAGCAGTCCAATGCTGCTGACACGGAGTATCTCGGAAGCTACGTTACAAGAATCCGTCATTACGATGCCTGGAATGAGTACATACAACGCACGTGTACAAGGACCGTTGGAAGCGGAAAGAATCAACGTACGGAAACATACGATTGTTCGTACGTAGACAATCACCCTGAACGTTGGACTTATTTTGATGCTAGGAACAAGGAAGAATACTTCATGACCGACAACGAGTTTAATGTAGTCAGAAAGATTCTCGGAACCCAAAGCGTGTTCATTGATATGCACAGGGATTACTACACTAAGGATGGCGATGCTCAGGAATGGGCGTGGGATGGCTCCATTGAGAACTCGTACACATTATCTTCCGAGCACGATTATAAGAATAAAGTGAAAGCATCACGTTCTATTTTTAAGTTTGAGGATATAGATTATCAGCAGGCGCGAAAGCTTGGACTGTTCGAGTATCCGGATATCGTTCTTTACGACCAGAATCCTGTTCTCGGACTGAAGATCCCGAAAAATCAGGAGAAGGCGATGAGATGGCTGAACGGATACTATGGCGAGCGGAAGCAGTTTAGGGTGTTCGTCCTGTTCTTTATGAACAAGCCGGAAGAAATCGTTGAAAAGCAGCGCTCATACTGGCAGGGCGGCAATAAGAATGAGCTTGTCGTGTGCGTTGGTATTGACAAAAACAAGAATGTCAAGTGGTGCAACGCATTTTCATGGTGTGATAGCCCGGTCGTAGGCGTTAAGAGTAGAGACTGGTTTATGAGCAATCCTGTAAATCTCGAAAAGTACGCCGAGTATATCGGTCCCATTGTAGAAAAGGAATGGCACAGAAAGAACTTCGAGGATTTTGACTATCTCACAATTGAACTTACCGACGTACAGTACTGGGCCATCATTATTATCTTGCTTATATTCAATATTGTAATGAGCTCCTGGATTGTAACCAATAATTATAAAAACGATTTGTAGCGTATGAAAGAAAGATTAAAAATGATTTTCGACCGCATCGACATCTTCGTCGTGTGCATTGTCTTCGGGTGCTGCCTCACTGTAGCGGAGGTATTCATAGGAACCTGGGGAGGGTTTGTTCTTTTGTTTATAATGACTTCCCTTATTACTGAAGTCTGCTACACCCTCCGCTGTAACGAGAAACTGAAAATAGAGCTGATAGAGACAAAGGAAAATCTGAAGAAGGCTGAGAAAGAGTCGGATACTGCAAACCATCAGATCGTCAAGAAGAATAGAATTATCCGATTCTACGTCTTACTGGAAATGTTGTGGAGGGAGAGATGGAAATGCGAACACGCAAAGGTTAATTACTGCAAGCACAGGATAACATTAAGACAACTTATCGATGCGATGAATCATTCCGATAAGAGGTGTGATGAGATTTCCAATATAATCTCTGAGCTTACCAAGGATTTGAACAAACTCGACAAATAGATACTTGTCACAAAACAACTTTCCCCACGCCATCGGCAAATGACGTGGGGATTTTCTTTGTTAACCGTTCAGATAGTCGATGACTTTTCGGTTCGCCTCGTCTATCTTCTTATTGTCGAACTGAATATAGAGGTCGGTGGTGGATGAATCCCATTCACTATGGCCCAGAGCCTTGCCGATAACTTCCTTCGGAATATCGATGCTCGCAGCTATGGTAGCCCAGCTTCTTCTGGCCGTATACCATACTATGTCCTTGTGGAGCGGTTTGATTTCTTTCTTGATCAAGGCGCCACGCTTGTTTTTCTTCATTTCTGTTGGTCCGATTCTCTTCAGGTAATCTCCTAGCGTTCTTCGGAAGCTTGATTCCTTCGTTCCGTCATCCAGGATACACAGAAGATGCTTTTTTCCCTTATACTTCTTGATGATTTCCATCGCTTCCGGCTCAACCTTGATGTCGTAGAGTCTGCCGGTCTTGTTGCGCTTGTATTGAATGCGCCCTTTCTTGATGCAGTCGGCAGGAAGTTCGAGCAGGTCGGAGAGGTTGATGCCTATCAGATAGAACCCAAGCATAAACAAGTCACGGTACTTCTCCATGAAAGGCTCAACCGGAAAGTCACGATACTCCCTCATCTCCTCTGCGTTCAGATACAGGTACTGCTGACGCTCGGTCTTGATGGAGAACTTACGGAAAGGATATTTGGTGGTAATCTCGTTGTCTATGGCCCAGTTGAACACCGTACGTATGTTTCTGAGGTCGATGGCGATTCCACCGCTCATGCGTCCTTTCAGGAGCTCATGCGCCTGGAACCTTTCGAGCCAGTCTCTGTCTATATTGTCGAAGTTCGCATGCTCATCGAAGGATTCAATCCTCTTCCTCGTTCTGAGGAATATCTCCTTGGTGCTGTCCTTGGCCTTTGTCTTGATGAACTCATCGATGTAGTAGAGGATATTCTTCTCTACAGATGCTGCCCTTCCGTTTATGATGGCTTTGATTTCATCCTTCATTCTTGCTACAGGAAGATCGGTATTCATATAGATGTATTCTTCCACGGACGCAAACAGCCTTGCAAGCATCGCCGTCTTGGCTCTTGCGTTCGGAACACTCTTCGGGAATACCATCCCGCTGAACTTGACGGTACTTGTGATGCCAGTATAGACCTGGAATCTCTTTCCCTGATAACTGATGATGAAGAAAACCTTCAGTGACTTTCCTTCAACGTATGTCTTGATGCTATTCATACTTACTCACAGATTTTACTCACAATTTTTACTCACAACTCAATTTTACTCACATATTACTCACAAAACTACTCACATTGGCGTACTTTATGCACGATTTTGTACCTATTCTGTGGGTGAAAATGATGATTTTTGATTATGTTTTTATAGTGAAAAACGATGTAAGTGGCTGATTATCAATACTTGAGCGAGATACGGGAGTCGAACCCGCCTCACAGGCTTGGGAAGCCCGTGCACTACCGATGTGCTAATCTCGCGAAGGAAAATACTAACTCCTTTCACAAGAAAGAGCCACGAGCGGGA